ACCGTTCCCGCCTGTGACGCAAAGAACGAGCAGCATGGAGACTATGTCAGATGAGGAGCGGAGTCTTCGTGCAGAAGCCGCCGCAAACGCTAGGTGGGAAAAGGAGAAGCAAAGCCGTGGTTGACAAGCCGCAGACAACGCATCACAATTCACTTAGTATGAATCGAGAAGACGCCATCAACGAAGCCAATGCGATCCTTGAAAAACATCTTGCCAAGTTCTCAGACGAAGAACAGCAGGTGCTGCAAGCAAAGGCGCATGGGCACCTTATTAAAACCCGAACCGCGGATGGCTGCTTCATAAGGTGAGAGTTCAGTGCTCACGTTTGCCGTCTCCTTTCACTTACAAGATGTGATATAAAAAGCTATGAGCGTACGGCACCCCTTTCGGAACCGCCCAGGGGTGCGGTTCATAACATAGCGTTCCTCTTTTTCTGTACTAAAACCGCTCTTAGTTCGTGGCCCTGAGAAGCTGAGCTAAGGGCGGTTTTCCATTCTCCTTCGGAGTACGCTGTCTATAAGATGATCCTTGAGTTTGATATCAAGAAAACGATTGCTGCCGCTGCCTTTCTATCTCAACGAGAAGGCGACGAGCTGGATATGTTTCTCGCACTCAAGATGCTTTATCTTGCAGATAAAAATTCACTCATCAACTGGGGTAAAACAATCACAGGGGATTCGTTTGTATCACTTCAGAAAGGGCCTGTATTAACCAGAGTCTGCGATTTGTTTAAAGGTCGTGCTCATCCTTCCTTTCAGGACCAATGGAACGCAGCATTCAGTGAAAGAGTCAATCATTGTATCCATTTAATCAAAGACGTCGAAATAGGTGTTCTTTCTGACCGCGAAATGGAAATGTTGGAAAGATCCCGAGTGCAAATTCACGAAATGGCACCTTGGGAGGTTCCTGATTGGCTTCACGAGACTTGTTCCGAATGGCAAAATCCACTAGGAAGTTCCCTTCCAATCAATCCCGATGAAATTTTGAGAAACGCAGGAATTGGCGAGACGGCTATCCAAGAAATTGAGAAATCCAACCACGCATATTCCTACATGAAGAAGCTGCTAGGGGTCTGACTTTCCTATCTTTCCTGTCTAATGAATCTCGGTGACGCATTTCTGATGGCTGTCCCTAGTCTGGTGGCCCATGGCTCCATGCGATCGTCCTTGCCGGTGTCTTGCGAGGTGTATCCGCCTGCGAGGTGCAGGATGCAGGGACGCGTGCCGGTCGCCGAATTCCATAAACGGTCATCGTCCTCAATGCTGCAGTTCTCATCCGTCACCTGAAATATCTCGCAAGTACTGTCCAGCATCGGGCGGAACCATCCTTCCAGCCACGCGTCTCTCCAATTAAACGAATCGTCGCTTGTCTGATTTGGCAACGTCAACATTCTCTCGAAGGCCTCGATGATCGCCGGTATTTCGGACAAATGACCGCCGACGTGAGGGCAGCGCAGTCTGATGCTGTTATCGAAGCCTTCCGCCGGACACTCGCTGTTGGCGAATCCAGAGTAGGCTGATGTGAGGATCGCCGGTGAGCCCATCGCCTCGTACTTCGCTACGATTTCGTCAAGCCCAGCGGTAAAGAACGCATCCTGGCCGTCCGTGTAGAGTACGTGACTGAATGATTGACCGTGTTCCTTCAGATACTCCAACTGCATTTCGAGTTTGATGTGTCGGTAGATCGTCCATGGCTGGCCGACGCCGTAGAAGTGCGGATTAATCCCGTACTTCTCGCACGATTTGATGAAGATCCGGAGTTTCTTGCGGTACTCCGATTCAGGATAAACAGCGCAGGTCAAGACCATGAGTTTCATTCGAATCGTACCTTTCCTTCGAGCCCGTAGTGGGCGATTAACTTCTCGTTTTGTTCGATCAATTCCTTCTGGCCGACGATGGGCTTGCCGTTGCTGCCGGTGAGGCCGCAGTGAATAACGCATTGCTCGCAAGCCACGGCGAAGCCGTAGCCTCGGTCCTTCGCTCTCATACACAGTGCGTAATCCTCGGAGCCTCCCGGCCCTCCCGGTTCGTCCCAGGGACCAACCTCGTCGAAGATCACCCACGGCATCATCATGGCCACTGAAGATATAACGAGCGGGCGTCCATACTTAATTCCGCCATTCTCGATGCGATGAGGCTCGTAGATCGGCTCACATTGGTTGTACGGATGGCTATAGGGGCTGATGATTACGCCATCGCCTAAATGGTTCGCCAGTTCCATCATCTTCTCATCCCACCGCGGACACATAAAAACGTCGTCGTCGAGAAACAGGACGTGTGATCCGCGACGGTACTGGGGAATCGATCCGGCACCAATATTGCGACACCGCGACGCTCCGTACTGCGACTGCGTACAGATTACATGCCCGCCTTCGCCTTTGGAGGGTCCATGGATATACAGTTCCGGATTATCGAACACTTGAACGAAGTTGCTGATGTTGGCCTCATTTGACGTGTTCTTCATCAGGCTGTCAAGTGTCTGGATGTACAGATCTATGCGTTTCAGAGTTGAGATAATTACAAGGTCGATCATCGCTGCACCACCACCAAGCAGTCGTCCGGCCGCTTATCGAAGCGATAAGTCTCGCCGCCGACAATCGCAGCGACTCGGTACGGCTCTCTACAATCTTCGATCACGTAAACGCCTCCCTTGTTAAGCCGCGGTATCAAACATTGCGCTGCGAATATCTGGTGCTCGGCCTGGTGGCTGCCGTCATCGCAGATAAAATCGAAGCCTTTCGTCAGTCCTTCTGAGAATTCAAACACCATATTGGCGAGAGATATCCCGCTCGATTGGTCGCACACCATCGAATGAATTCGGCCTTCATTGATAAGAACGTCCTCCCGAATGTCACAGGCGAATATCTCAGCTTCCGGAAAATAATCGCGCCACATATACAGCGACGAGCCAGGTACAAACTTCGGCGTGAACGGTTCCATGAGGTCTTTGAAGCCGATACCGATCTCAAGAAGTCGCTTGATCGATCGGCCAGCGAACAGTTCCTGGTAAAACGGAATATACGAGTGCGCGTGGTATTTGTCAGATCCGTAAAGGATCGCTAACTCCTCAAGTGTCATTTCAATCCCGTTCCCTTCTCCCCGTCGCGCAGAAAGGCGTCGATGCGGTTCGCTGTGTCCGTCGGGCATCCCTGTAAATCAATGAGGGCATCCCGCAGCAGCGCGGTAGCCGACGCGAGGCGTCCGTACACACCTACGGCTTCCTCGGTAATACTGCGTCCATCGGCCTTGAAGTACGTCTCGATCCGCTGTTCAGACATATCGTCTGAGGTATCGGCATAGATGCGCTTAAGGACCGCCTCCGACTCCATCAGCCGAGCGTGAAGTGAACCATGCGCCTTAGTAATCGCGCTATTGGAATCGTGCTCAACTTCCCACCGCGCCCGATCCTGCTCCGCCTGCTGCTTAAGCGCGACAACTTCATCGACCAAAGTTGAGTTGATTTCGCTCAGTCGTTCGTTTTCTTCATCGAGCGACGCTCTGCCTTTTGCCTTTTCCGCCTGCTGCTTCAAGGCGGCGATTTCGGTCTGAAGGCCGCTTGCATGGACAGCAGCTCTGTAAATCTTTGGTGCGTGCCAATCCGGGCTATGGATGATTGTGTCTGGGTCTGGGTAGTTCGCTCGGAAATACTGCATGAATTCTTCTGGTGTCTCAGGCATTGCTTTCCTTTCTCGCGATGTCCACGCCGTGAAGTCGGCAGAATGCATCGCGCACGGCGCGCTTGCGGTCGGGGTCATGCCCGTACCAAATCGGCGGAAGTCGCTTTTTCGGCTGCGCCTGTATGCCGATGTTCCAAGGTCCGAGTCCGTCCGTAGTGGGGGTATTCTCACGTCTCAATACCATGAACGGCATCGCATCAAGCAGCATCGCGCTGGCGTCCTCCGAGTGCAGGAAGTCGATGGGTTCCCAATGCCATGCAGCAAGCGGATCTGGAAACGCCCAGCGCCATGCCCGTTTCGGCGAAAAGTAGACGCAATCGAGTAACGGCTCGGTCGGCAGAATCGGCTCCAGTATCTCCGCGATGGCCCTGTTGATCTCGTCGTCGGTCATGGTCGTTCCTTTCGTGCGGCTTCGATGACGGCCTTGGCGCGGGCGGCTGAGGGTGACTGGTCGTATTGCTTAGCGAGTGTTCCACCGCATCCCACGATTGAGCAACAGTATTCATTGTTTAACGAACGTCGAACGGTCCAGTACATCTGCTTCGGTCCACGCTTGCAGAATTCATCGATCCACGGCTCGGAGACGCCGGGATCGGACTCGACGGCGGGACCGACTGTACAAAATTCCGAAATGTCTTGGTAGGCCGCATCGCAGTTGCTGCACCTATCTCGATCTGGCACCACATGAAGCGCGGGCCATTGCCCGCTCGCCTCCAGCGCCGCTTTTCTCAGTTCAAGATTCAAAATTCACCTTCTCCCCGCCCAGCTTCCGCAAGGCTGCGAGGTCGGCACGGAGGACGGCTCGCGACTCTTCTCCCTCGGAATAGGCATCCCCGAGACAGAATCCTTCACAGAATGCGTTTTTCGCGGACGGGTGCGAGTCCTTATCCCATCCTGTAGTTGCGCAGTAGTCCGACCACGCCAATTCCTGCTCGCCGGGGCTTGCTGGACCGTAATCGTGGCGCGATTGTACAGCCTTCCGCAGTTCCGCATTCTCCCGCTCCAGCCTCTCCGCGTCTTCGATGGCCTGGGCGAAGCGGAGCGCGTTGTTGCGGAGGAAGACGATGATTTCGGCATTTGCCAAATCCCTATCCCATTCTTCAACATCGGCCCATTCAGGATCGTGCAGGACTCGACCGATCTCGTCGATGTAAATCAGCCCGTCATCGACAGTTACGGCCCACGGCTCACCCGTCGCCTGTGCTTCCAACTCCCTCAGCCGCTTTGCCAAATCACTCATGGGTGCTCCTTTGGGGCTCCCTTAAATCCAAGTCTCCTCAGCCTGCGGCGCGCCCTTTACATGACCACCGTCCTCTGATTGCGGAGGCTGAGGAGAATTCAGTTCTTTCTTGCGAGCGGCGAATAGCTGACGCGCGGTCTTCTTGTCGTCACCGCTGAGATTCGCGGTCTGCAACTCAACGCCAATCTTGTTCAGCGTTTCAACATCGGCGGCTATCTCGATCAGCCTGAACCACTCGATAGCTGTCTTGGCGACCGACTGCTCATTCGGCTCGTAGACTCCAGGCTTCGTCTCGTGGACTGGCGGCTTGGATTCAGGAGGCAACGCCTTAGTCTCGACTGCTTCAGGCAACTGCTCTCGCGTGTAGCCGTGTCCAGTACGCCGACGGGTTTCAATGTTGATCTCTGAACCATCAGACATGTCATCGGCTTCTTCGGGTGTATACAGTCCCGATGTCGCTAGCGGACAAATCGTCCGAATCCCCTCGCTTAGAATCCTGGCGGACAGCATCCGGCGGGGATACTTGTGCCACATATTCGGCGAACCGTCGCGGTTCTGCTTGTCGTAGAGTCCAGCCTTCTTCGCTCGATCAATACTCCACTCCAACTTCAGCGTTCCGCCTTGCGGATGGCTGAACGTGGCCTCGGCTTCAGTGTCGCTAAGTTTGTGCCATTGAACTGAACCGCCGGCCAGAAGATAGGAACGCATCATAGCTTCCGACTTCTTTGCCGGCCGTCCGCCGATGATATCGTAGTCCCTGGCTGCGATGGCTGGATGAAGTCCTTCGGCTTGGGCGATCAGCATCAGAGCAAGGGCCTGCTCTGGCGTCTTGATTCCAAAAAGCCCACTTGTAGCGATGGCTTTCGCCATGTTTTGCATGTCAACGTATGGAACCAGTGCTTCGCTCATCGTCTTGACCTCGTAATGGTGAACGTTCCAACCGCAGCGTAGTAGTTCAGTTTCGTCTCGCCCGAAAGATCCTTGCAGTAATAGCCGCATGGACATGATCTCTCGATGAAATGCTCACACAGGACCGCGCTCATCGACTGGCCGCACTTCGGACAGATGTCGGCGAGGGACGGCAGTGTTTTAGGAATCGTTTCAGTTTTCATTTTTCCTTCTCCAGCCAAGCCCGCTCATCCCATGACGTCAACTCGGCAGCGCAGACATAGCTTGGATAGCCGGGCCACTTGCCGGATGAGAGGCATTTACCAAACGTCTCGATGGCATATTGAACTCGATCTTCACCGTAGGCTTTCAGCGAAGGTGTGAGCGAATTCAACGACAGAGCAAACGGCGCAAAGTTTTCCTGGGCAACGAAGCGGAACAGCGGGTCGATGCCAAAGACAGCCTTGAAGCCGCGCCGATAAAAAGCCTCCTGAATATCTAAGCCATTCGGCACTACACGCTTTGCGAACTGCGTGGGGTGCATCGACATGGCTCCAGTCTTGTAATCCTGGATCTCGGGACGCTCCGACATAATCCAATCGGCTCTAGCTCGGCACCACACGCCATTGAATTCCTGCCAGATCAACGTCTGCTCCGGCTTCCCATTGGTAAACGCATCGGGACAGTCGGACTGCGCCAGTTGCTCTCGGCAAGCTCGCATCATGGCGTGGACTTCCGGCATTTCGTGAGCCAGTACCGGATAGAGTCCGCGCGCTCGGGCATCGTCGCGTTCCTCCTGGGCGGCCTTCGTCTTGTAGTCCGTGACGGGCTCGCCGGTATCAACCTTGTTCTTGCCGGATCCTTCTGACCTCGTAGCCGTGATGATATGCGCCCGATCCTCGCCTTCCAGCATCAGCGCATGACAAAGTGAACCGAGGTCGAGGTGTCTCGCGCTCTCCGGTTCAACCCAATCCGGATTTAACCGCGGATGTGCGGCGAATGCGTGCCGTGGCGAATCCTGAATGATAATCCTCGCGATCGAAGAGGATAGCGACGGCTGCGGGCATGGGTCCGCGTGGTACTCTTCGGCAGGGATGGTGTAGATTCCGGGTTGGTCAATCATCGAATTTCGCATCCTCAGCTTTGATTCCCTGGAGTCCGCATTCAACGGCCTGATCCGCAGTGGCGACCATGACGGTATAGAATTCAGACGTCGCGAATCGGACCGCTTGCGCTGGCGTGGCGGCGCGAATCAATCGCGGCTTCGTTTCGTTCGGTAGTTGTTTCGTGGGCGTGACAAGGTACAGTCTCATCTTTCTCCTTTAAGAGCATTGATAGATAGCAGGTTGAAACGTTCGGATTGAGCGGCCCAGGCGGCGGCCATGGCGGCGGCCCTCAATCATTCGATTCCTCCGGGAACAATGTGGCCAATTTCGAAGCAGTCGTCAGGCTCAAAGTTGACCGGCTCGTCGAGCGGGTCTTCGTCGTCGAGTTTCTCGTCCCAGTATCTATCGAAGCCTGCTTGATCCAAGCCGTCCGGATAGTTACCCGACATGCTTCACCTGACCGTCTTCAATCACAAAACCGACCTTGCCCGGCTCGACTCGTTCAATCCAGACTTGATAGTCTCGCTCGTCCGCCATCTTCGCCAGCAACGCGAGCGATTCTTCGTCAAGTAGCGATCCGTCGCGGACGCGAATCACTCGAAGCGCCGGATTGCCTGCCATCGCCAAGGCGCACGATACGCGGAGTTGCTCCGCGTCGGATGCCTGATTCATCGGAACGCCACCGAGCAGTATCGTATCGTCGCTGAATGTGATGCCTTCAATCGGGAGCTTCGCTTCACTGATCGCCTTCAACTTCAACTGCTCGCGGGCCTCCATGCGGGAGGTCAGTTGCTTCGCTTCGGATTCGATGGTAATAGCCTCCTGCTCGAGTTTGGATTTCCGTTCACGCTTGGCAACTTGCTCGTTGATGGCGCGGGCGGCGGCAATTTCATCCTGAATCCCGATGACATGAACCAATTCCGGTAACGGCGGGGCGGCGGCGAGACGATCGGCCATGCCTTGAGCCTCGGCCTCGATTACTTCAGCCTGCTTGATGAGAGCCTCGGCCTCTGATCGCAATTCAGACGCTCGCGACCGCTTAGTGGAAATATCAATCGTCATCTGCTGCCGATTTGTGGCGCGGAGCTGCACGTCGGCATTGTGCTTTCCTGCGTCAGCGAGTTTTTGGACAAGGACAGCTTCGTCGATCCGTTCAGTCGGAGTCTTATCCGTGATCATGATCTGGTCGACCTGAATCCGAAGCTCTTTCGCCTTCCGGTTCTTTTCGGTGCGGGCCGAAAAGTCGATAGAGTTCTCGGCGGCGTTTTTGCCGAAGTCGAAGCCGGTCACGTACTTCTTTAAGACTTCAACTTGCGCCCTGCCATCCATCCGGGCGAAGGCGAGCGGGTCGAACGCGAGAGAATCAAGTAAACTGTCGAGCATTCCCTGTGGCGTTCCTTTGACGGCACCAACGACTTCTAGTTTCGTCGTGAAACCTTCGCCTTCCTTCTCGCGTTTGAAGGTTCGCGTCACGACGATTTCGCCCATGTCGAGCTTGATCTTAGCCGAAGTGGCTCCGCGACGGATCGGTGCGGCCTGGATGTGCTTCGCACCAGACAGTGCCCACCAGATTGAATCAAGCACGCTGGTTTTACCTTGGCCGTTCTTGCCGGTGATCTGGACCATGTTGCCGTCCGGCTTGATTTCGACGGCGATTAACCGCTTCACGTTCTCTGCTGAGAGTTGAATGATTTTCATAATGACTCCTCCGTTGACTGAGAATTTACGCTCAGGTAATTTTACTGTCAAGCGTTATTTTTACCTTGACGGAAAATTGTTGCGCGTGGTATTCGTTGAACCGTGAAAACTCTCAAAAGGATCATTAGTCAGTTGACCTGCCGGTACTGCGGATACAAATGGTGGCCGAAGTTGGAACGTCCGCGCCTGTGTCCTGAGTGCAAGAATCCGTGGAACCAAAAGCGGAAGTACGCCAAGCATGCTGCAACTGCGTAATTATCAACTCTCAATGATCGATGCCATTCGGGCGGAACTGCGTGCTGGCAAGGATCGCATTTTGGCCGTGCTGGCCACTGGTGGCGGAAAAACCGCCTTATCAGCGCACATGATCGCCAACGCGACAGCTAAAGGAAAACGTTGCTGGTTCGCTGTCCATCGTCGGGAATTGCTCAAACAATCCATCGAAACACTTGAAGAGTCGGCTGGTGTGAACTGTGGAGTTATCGCAGCCGGATTTGGCGCGAATGGCTACCATCTGGCGCAGGTGGCTTCGATTCAGACGCTCATCAGACGATGGGAGAAATATCCGCTGCCGGATCTGATCATCTGCGACGAATCACATCATTTAGTTTCTCCGTCGTGGTCCGCGCTGTTGAAGAAACTCATCGCACGCAAGCCGGATCTGAAACTCATTGGACTGACGGCAACGCCTCGAAGGTTGGACGGGCGCGGGCTCGGCGAGTGGTTTCAGGTCATCGTCGAAGGGCCGTCAACGGCATCTTTGATTCAGGATGGATATCTCGCCAAGTACCGAATGTGGGGAGCGTCCTTGCCGGATTTAACCGGCGTGCATTCGACAGGCGGTGATTATAATCGCGGCGAGTTGGAGGCGGCGTTGTCGCGCACTGCGGTCGTTGGCGATGCGCTCGCGGAATACAAGAAGCATTGCGATGGTAAGCGGGCTCTGGTCTTCATGTGGTCTATCAGGGCATCTCAGGAATTGGCGCAGCGGTTTAATGATGCGGGAATCTCGGCGCGTCATGTGGATGGCGAGACGGACAGCGCGGCGCGGGATCGGGCGATGGCGGACTTCCGGGCCGGTCGCGTAAAGGTGCTGAGCAATGTGGATTTATTCGGCGAGGGCCTGGATGTCCCTTCAGTTGAAGCAGGTTTCTTCATGCGTCCCACGCAGTCGTTAAGTATGGCGCTCCAACAATACGGGCGAATACTTCGACCGTTTGAAGGCAAAGACGCTGCTCTTTTGTTCGACCATGCTGGCCATGGCGTGAGTCACGGTTTTCCGGACGATCCGCGGGAGTGGACGCTGGACGGCAACGAGACGAAGCCGAAGAAGCCGCAAAAGGTTCCGGTGCGGCAGTGTCAAAAATGCTACGCCACCGTTTCGCTCTCGACCAAGATTTGCAAGTGGTGCGGGACGGTGTTTGAAATCAAGCCGCGAAAGGTGGAATTGGCGGAAGGGGAGTTGAAGGAATTGTCCGAAGAACAACGGGCGGTGATGGCGGAGAAACGGGCCGCACGAATAGAGCAAGGAACGGCTGCGACTTTAGAGCAGTTGCTTCAAGTCCAACGCCGCCGCGGCTACCGTGAAGGATGGGCGCAGCATGTCTTAGAGGCCAGATCAAAACCAAAGCACCATGCTGCGAAGATTAAGGCAGAGGAAGTTCCAACCATATTGGAAATGAGCAATCAGGGGATTAGTTCGCATCAAATCGCTCGGGAATTAGAGATTTCCCAATCGCGCGTTTCAACAATTATCAACGACGCGAATTATAAGGATCGGGCGGCGGCAAGATGAGCGCCTATCTGTCGGTAGACGTTGAAGTCTGCCGCCATCTCGGCCATCACTTCACTGTGGCCGGTTCAGATAAAACGCCGCTGAAACGTAATTTGATCTGCGATACCTGCACGGATCGCAATCCGGGTAAGACGGCTTACGCCGCCCCGATGAGGGCCGCGCGATGAGTGAATCGGAGCTGCAGCGGGAAATCATGATCGCGGTGACGAAGGCGGGCGGGCGCGTTTTCAGGAACAACGTCGCGTTGGCTTGGGTCGGCCAGCATCAACACGGCGACGGCGTAGTGATCCTGCGGCACGCTCGCGTGCTTCACGCTGGCCTGTGTGTCGGTAGCAGTGATTTGATTGGCTACTATCGAGGCCGATTCCTCGCCATCGAATGCAAGTCGCCAAAAGGTCGAGCGACTCAAGAGCAGAAAAATTTCATAGATCAAGTAAACGCGGCGGGCGGCATCGGAATTATCGCTCGCTCCGTCGCCGAGGTTTTGGAGGCGTTACGTGAAGCTGTGTAGCAAGTGTAAGAAGCGGCCTGCGGATCGGTCATGGTGTTGTGAGTGTTTTGCGGACGCCGCCAAGAGGTCGAATCGGAATAGCGGCGCTCGCCTGCACAAACTCGCCGACCAGTATCGGCCTAGTGGTCAGAAAGACAAGTAGCCTCACATCTTGCGGTTGACGAAACGGGTTAACAGGTAGAATATTCACACGCACAGGCCGGGACGGTAAGCGACGGTTTATCGTTTCGGCTGTTCATTCGGGGCCACCGGCCTGTGCGGACACCTTCAACCGAATGAAGACTGGATAGACCGAATGCCCGCTGGAATCCGCGTCTCATGAGGCCAATCGACGCCGCGCGAAAGCTCATCGAAGCCGGATATTCCGTCATTCCAATCAAGGTTGACGGCTCCAAGTCGCCAATGATTCCGTGGAAAGAGTTTCAAACCCGGATCATGACGCGCGAAGAGGCGGACCGCTACTTCCGGGAATTCTGCGGCATCGCCATAATTGCTGGCCAAGTCTCAGGCAATCTCGAAATCATAGATATCGAATCTGAAGCGCCGATGGCTGATCTGGTCCAACTGATCGACGAGCATCTGCCTGGACTGTTACCAACGCTGCCGCAGGTCAATACGCCAACGGGCGGCCGGCACATCCTCTATCGGTGCTCGGAGATTGCCGGGAATCAGAAGCTCGCGATGTCTGCAGAATCCAAGGTGCTGATCGAAACGCGCGGCGAAGGCGGATACGTTCTGACCGTCACAAGCCCGCCAGAATGTCATCCGAGCGGCAAAGAATACACGCTCGCGGTCGGCTCGATCCTTCGCACGCCTACCATCACGTCAGAACAGCGCGAAATACTTCTATCCTGCTGCCGATCGTTTAACCGGCTGGTGGCTCCGGAGCATGTCCCAGCAACTCCGCGCGGCACAGGTAAGACTCCCGGCGATGACTTCAACGCTCGCGGGGACGGCTTGGCGGTTCTCCTGGCGCACGGGTGGCAACTCGCCAGCCGGCGCAATGGTCACGCCTACTTGCGGCGCCCAGGGAAGAAAAGCGGGATCTCGGCGACATACGGCTACGTGGCGCCGGGAGTCTTGAATAACTTCTCTAGCAACGCGGCGCCGTTTGCCCTGGGCGCGTTCGATAATTTCGGAATATTCGCGCGTCTTGAAGCGGATGGCGATTTTTCGAAGGCGGCCAAGATGCTGCGGGAGCAGGGATATGGCGAGCCCATACCTGCACCACGCGGCAACGCTGCCGTGGCGGTCGCAGAGCGCGAGCAACTTCCAGAGCCAGAGCAAAGGCCGGAGGAACCGGATGACTACGATCTGATGGCCGCGCAGACAAAGCCGACTCACGATAACGTGGCGCTGGTGTTTCAAATGAAGTTCAAGGATCAACTGAAATACTGCGACGTGTGGAAGCAATGGCTACGATGGGACTCGAACCGATGGAAGCCAGATACGACTCTATTGGCGTTCGACTACTGCCGGAATCTTACGCGCAAGATCAACACGACTGGCGCCGCGGCGGTTGCTAATGCTGGATTTGCGCGAGGTGTTGAAACGTTTGCGCGCGCCTCCAGGACGTTTGCAACCGAGCCGGATCAATGGGACCGCGATAACTGGCTGCTGAATACGCCAGATGGAACGGTTGATCTGCAGACTGGCCAAATGCGGCCGCACGCTCCATGCGACTACCTGACGAAGGTTACAGCCGTTTCACCGGCGCCGGGGCCGCATCCGATTTTCGATCAGTTTCTCCGCGACATTACGCTATCAATGCCAGGCGAGGATAACGGGGGCCTGATGCGCTACCACCAGATTAGCCTCGGGATGTGTCTATCTGGGGGCCTATCGGAGCCCGCGTTTTTGTTCTGGTATGGCAACGGGCAAAACGGCAAGTCAGTTTTCGGCGAACTGATTGCTTGGATCCTCGGAGGCTATGCCAAGGTTGTACCGATTGAAACGCTGCTATCGGATCCGCACGGACGCACAAAAGATACATTGATGGCCAATCTTGACGGGGTACGTCTGGCGATCTCTTCGGAGGTTGAGGACGGTTCGTTTTTTGACGCGCAATCAATCAAGTCTTTAACCGGCGATGCGATGCTGCCGGCGCGGATGCTCTACGGCAAGCCGTACAACGTTCGGAGAACCCACAAGCATCTCGTTTTTGGTAACGATCGGCCGCAGCTCCGCGTGGTTGACGTCGCAATCCGGGCGCGTATTCACCTGGTGCCATTCAAAGCCGACTTCACAGGCAAAAATCGGGATCCGGAGATGGCGGCAAAGCTCAGGGCCGAAGCGCCGCAGATACTCCAATGGCTGATCGATGGNCACTCGCTCTGGTTGGAAGCTGGGAACCTCGCGAAGTGCTCCGCGGTCCAGGCTGAAACGGATTCTTATTTTCAGGCGCAATCGACGCCGGATATGTGGCTGGAAGAGTGCTGCCAAATCGACCATGACAGCAAAGAGTCGGCAAAATCGCTATATGCGAGTTACAAGGCGTGGAAGGAGTCGCGCGGGGAGGGGGTTATGAGTCAAACAAGACTTGCGGAATTTTTGCACTCCCGCGGACTCAGTAAAGCCCGCGAGAGCGCCGGTGTAATGTATTCTGGGATCAGGTTGACGGTTGAACAGACTGTGTGGCCTCCGCCTGCTCGCTACTGATTTGCACCTGAATTGCGAAGGTTTCAAGATATGCCTCGCGTACCAGCTTCCGGATCAGCGCGCTGGCGGTCATCTCGTGGCGGTGCATCAAGGCGTCAATCCTGGCGATCGTCTCTTCGTCCAGTGTGTAAGTCTTCATGTTGGGTTTCAAAATAATCCTCCCTGTCTTTTAACTGGTGCAAACAACGGCAAGCGCTCAACGCGGTCCTCGTCAAAGGTGCGTGACTCTTTCAGGCTTTCAAGTGAGCGGCCCGCATGGGCCATCCTGGACGCTTCTGTGGCATCCTGGGCGAGCATAGCGAACCGGCAAACTCTCCTGCGTCTCGATCTTCTGGTCGGGCGGATGTTGGCAAAGGGGATTGAGATGTTCATACCGCATACCCGTTGTCGCGAAGCGTTTCGATTGCTTCAAGCCAGTCCCGTTTACGTGTGAACACGTAATACGAGCCCTCGCGTCGATACGCGGGCTTCACGCCCTGGCCGGCCATTTGTGCGACAATGTCCGCGTTCGCGTCGAAGTCGGATGGTCCAACTTCGCAAAGCACGCTCTGACCAGAATCGTTGAGACGATTAAATCCGTTGCCGATTTTCCATGTCTTTCTCATCTTTCGTACCTCTTGGGGCGGATGTTTAGGATTTGCATGGCACTATTATCTTCGTACCTCCAGACGCGGCCAAAGTCTCCGCGTTTCGCCGTTCTAGGCTCGTCAGTGGAGGTTCATGCTGCGTTGGCGTGTTTCTTGGTTGCTTCGATTGCCAGGATTGCGAACCGACAAGCGGTTGCGAATTCAGACGCGCTCAGGCGGCGTTCGGTCAGTGGATGAAAAACTCCGCCACCTGCGTTTGAAATTTCTTCGATCACATATCCGCCGTAGAAGGCGGCATAGTCTAACGTCCATGCGCCAATGTCGTTATATGCAGTCGCGACGCGCTTTCCCATCACAGCAGCCAAGGTTTCAAATGTGTGCCGTACTTCCGTCTTCGTGGTTCTCATGGTTCATTCCTCCTCAGAATGTTCGGTCAAGGCGCTGGCGGGAAGCGATCCCGCCGGGAGACTCCTCAGCGCTGAGACTGATACTGCTCATGCCTTTTACCTAGCACACTTGATGCCAAAGTACGTATACTATATGTATCAACCACTTACCTAGTCAGTATAAGTCCAAGTTTGACAGTATGTACGCTGTACATAGCCAATCCGGTGACATTCTGCCTCAAGTCGAGCTAAGTCGTTGAAAACCGTTTGACATTATGTCAGGTAGACTGTAATTCCTACTCTGATGCATGTCGGTGTACCTCTTCCCATGATTTTCAGTCCCGTATCATATGTAATAGGAAAGTTAGGGATGAGGTGCACTGGCCTACATAAGTATCCTAGGTCTGTACAAGGAGTGCCAGTGTAAAAGCGTCTTCTCCCCTCCTCTCGCGTGTTATGCGACATTGTTATGCGACATCAAGCCATGGCGTGGATGAGTCGTTCGGCGATAGAGTTAGCGGGTGGTGAGTGGCGTTTAGCGGCTCGGTGGATCGGGCCAGGCTGCAGGCTGCGAAATTGGGAGCGGATTGGTTCCGGCTTTCGGGCTCCAGGTGGCGAGTGGCGCCGGCGCGTTTCCGTGGTACACTGCGCCTCGAGCCGGCACCGATCGGCTCACTCGATTCATCTCTCCGCCGCCGGCGGAGAACTGAGTCACACGTCAACCGATCGGGTAGTCCAGCCGGCGCCTGGTTGCCGAGGCCGTCGACCGCTTCCGCTGCCAGTCGCGCGAGTTGTCCCGAACTGGGAGCGGGAAGCTGTGCGTTTACGCCTTCCCTCCATGGATATTCACAAGATTTCCACAGGAGTACCTAGCAGACTTGAAAAAAATAAAATGGAAAAATTGGATTCCGTTTGCCTAGCAGACTTGAGAGTGGTATATGGATGGCGTGGTAATTATCGTGGTGGTGGCGGCATTATTTGGGCTGGTGGGATTAGCGATTGGATTTGTGCTGCCGGAGGACTGGTAGGGTGTATAAGGTTCGATGGACCTCGAAGCAGCAGGCGGAATTTTGCAAGCGGTGGTTGCGGTTTCGGGCGCGGTACGGGATATCGCAGCAGACGATTGCGGAGGAGTTGGGGATTTCGGTGGCGACGGTGAATCGGATTGAGCGGGGGAAGTTTGTGCCGCGGGACGAGACGGTCGAGGGGTTTGGGGAGTTGGAGAAGCGGTGGAAGGCCGGAGAAGAGGTCGAGGGATCGTTGGCGTGGGTGCCAGGGGAAGCGAGCGAGATTTGAGCGGGGCGAAACTGATCGGCCTGTCGATGATTGTGACGCTGGTGGCGGCATTATCGTGCCTCATGGCGGACACTCCTAGGATTCGGTTCGAGCCTACGGTACTGGAGAAGCCGACGACTCGCGGTCCGGAGCAAGTGATCGATACCGCATGGGAAGGGAAGTTGATCGAGATTCAGAGGCGGAACGAAACTGCATGGGCTTCACTTTTGTTGATGCAGGCGACGGACCCGATACGAATCGACGGAACGATTCCGCTGTGGGGCGTGGTGCTGTTTGTAATCGGAATCGCGGGTTCGTCAGTTGGAGTCATTCTGGCGATGCAGAAAAAGAGCGACAAGCTGGAAAGTAAGCTCGATGCCCATATTGCGCTAGACGCGGTACAGTTTTCCAATCTAGCAACGACTTCAAATTCCTCTCACGCAGACACGGTTCGACTTTTCGATGAAATCATGCGCCGGCTAGACCGGAGCGACGGTCCGCAACAAGGAGAATCATGGCAAAGATAACGATCAAGAATATTTCGATTGCATCGCATCCGTTCCAGACGCCGTTTGGCGGAATGTGGCAGGCACCTGCGACTGTTTGGGAAGGGACTTTGGAGGTCACGACATCAGACACTCCTGACGATGGAGTGGCTCCGTCTGCCATCTTCACACCGGCTGTTGCAACGGCTCTTAAAGACCGAGGGCCTTTCTAGTGAGCGCATCATCGGTACTGAAGTCCATGTTCCCGTTCATCTCGGCGGCCGCATCGCTCGGCGGACCATTGGGGACGATGGCGGCTAATGCCGTTGGGTCGGCGCTTGGCGTCAACAATGTGCCGTCGACTCCGGAAGGCATTGAGTCGGCGATTTCCAACGTCAAGGATCCGGTAGCTCTCGCGGCGTTGCAGAAGGCGGAGCAGGATTTCCAAGTCCAGATGACGCAGTTGGGCTACAAGAACGTCGAGGACATTCTTTCGATTGATTCTGCCGACCGGGCGAATGCCAGGGCGCGCGAGATCGCGATAAAAGACAAGTTGCCGGCGATACTCGCGATCACGGTGACAGGCGGATTTTTCGGACTGCTCTACATCATGATTTTCAGGGCCGTTCCGGTGTCGTCCGCAACGATCCTCAACGTTATGGTGGGATCGCTGGGAGCGGCATGGCTTGGAGTCATCAACTACTACTTCGGATCGTCGAGTGGCTCGGCCAAGAAGACTGAAATCATGGCGCAGCAGGCGTCTGCAAAATAACAGGAGAAATGAAATGAACGAAATGACAATTGCCCAGCCGTTGAGCGGAACAGAAGTGGTCACGCGGATCGTGCATAAAGTCATGGCGATGCTCAAGCAGGATTGCTTCTTGAACGAGTATGCGGCCTACGAGAGTTTCGAGGCCGACATCAAGATCGTTTGGAAGTGCAAGGATATCGGTCGGATCGCCGAAGGAACCACACACGTCGTTGAGCGATCGGAGAACGCAGTGGATCCTTCGGATGAGAACTTCGCCCTGGAGATGGCGGAAGCGCGCTTGGGCGAGCAGCCTCCGAATCAGGTACGCATGGAATCCGGCCAGGCGATACCCACGTTGGTAGATACCGGTGACGGCCAGAAAGAAGTGAGGCACGTCAAATACGCTCGCAAGTCGGAGAAATCCGAACTGTGACCCCGGAGCAAGAGGAGCGTCTTGTCCGGTCGTTCGAGTTGGCAGTCGGCGCCCTGACGTCGATCGCGAAGACCATGGAATTCGACTACTGCAAGAAGTATCCGACGCCGAAGAGGCCGACTGAGCCGACAATTACGCACGTCAAGACCGCCGAGGAGTTGCTACGTGAAAGCCTTGGAGAAACCGGTGAAAAAACAACCGAAGACTGGCTCGACATTGGAATCGGACCTCGCGAGCGCGAATTCCTCGAAGAAGACAAGAAGCGAGAAGCTGCTGAAACAGCGAAACGCGACTCTCGTAAAACTCGATCTTGATCCGGCCGAAATCGACCGCGCTCCGCAGATTTCGTCGATTCTCAAAGAGGCTGGAGTGTCGATCGATACCGCCATTCAGGCGATGCGGTTTTCAAGCGACTCCAACATCGTTGACTTCATGAAATCCTACGATGAGGCGTCTCCGACAGACCGAAACATCCTGCCGCTCGAAGCCTTCGCAATCATGGCAGAGGTGAACATCAAGGCACTGCTGGGCGCCATCGTAGTGGAACTGCGGGACCGGTCGGCGAATATCGTGAAGACGATCCTGACGGCCGCCCATCCGGAAGTAACGCGGGCATCGATACGAAATGCGATGAAGCCGGGAGGTGTTCGGGATCGCCAGCAGGTCCATACGGCGATGCGGCTGTTGCCGGTATCGAAGGGGGCCGTCGTCATGGTATCGGCGGCAGGGGCGACCCAGGTAACGGAAGGATCGGTCGACGGCGACGATGTGGATACGGAGTCGCTGTTTCCGAATCTTGAAGAGACTCAGAAGATGTTAGGGGAATAAGATGAAATACCAAGCAAATCCAGTGATTGTAGATGCCTTCAAGGTAGTATCAGTGCAAGACATGCCGCAAGCAGATCCGCCGCTTCCGCGTAAACTAGCAACTGACGATGGTAAGAATAGAATCGCAACGTCTGAGATGCAGTCGCGCTACATCCCCACAGAAGGCGATTACTGGGTGATACAAGACGATGGCTATGAGTATCTCAACCCACGGCAGGTGTTTGAGCGTAAGTATTCGCCGGTACAGGGATGAGCGACAAGGACCACGACTTTGGATCGCTAGTGTCGATTTACTCGCAGATCCTTCCTAAGATCAGAGCGGCAGCCAAACCAATGGGGTACGCTATCGCAATTCATGGAACGATGACGCGTGATTTCGATCTGCTTGCGGTTCCGTGGATCGAAGATGCGTCCGATCCCTTGGAATTAGTGAAGATGATTGCGAATACAGTTGGAGGCTACATCATCGGAGATCGGGTTGACGATAAAGGATATGTGTCGGACCATCCTACTGATCAACCGCACGGCAGAATGTCGTGGAATATCTGCTGGGGCGGAAAAGCATTCATTGACCTCAGCGTCATGCCGCGGCTTGAAGCAAAATGTACTCACCCCGCCTAATCACATCCAAGCTCGAAACCTTCCGTAATAAAAACGGCTGGGAGCCGGTCTATCACAGCATCGCACAGATCAAGGAATTCACCGCCTACATCGACAGCATCACGAAAACAGAAACGAACTCACGCTCGATGTCGATCGACGTGAACCGCCGGCTGACGACCCAGCGCCTCAAGGAAATCCGTCGCTGGATTGAGAACGAGCAGATCATATGCTCGGTCGATTCGAATTACTTCGAAACGCGCTACGCTTTCATTTGCGACGAAAAAGGCGAGATTTTTCAATTCCAGAACCGCATCTCTCAGGAAATATTCGATTCCGTCATCGCGCACTTTGAAGACCTTGAAGTAGCGATTGAGATATTTGTCCTCAAGGCCCGCCAGCTCGGGATCTCGACGAAGACAGCGTTGAAGTTTCTACACCGACTTTTATTTCGCGGTCATACCCAGGCAGTCATGGCGTCTGTTCAGGCCGACAAATCGGAATTAATCGGAAGAATCCTGAATATTTGTTACGAGCGGTGTCCATGGTGGCTTGTTCCGCAGCGCACCAGCGAGCGCGTCGGAAAGCACATGGAATGGTCGAATGGTTCCGTGCTGTCGATCCAGTCCGGTATGCAGGCGACGGGCATCGCCCAGGGATGGACTCCGACATGCGTTCACATCTCGGAAATCGGAGACGTTCCGAATCCAAAGAAGGCGATCGAGGAAGGCCTGCTTCGCGCGACCCACCCGACGCGGAATATGTTTCAGATCCACGAAGGCACAGGAAACGGTAATACGGGATGGCAGGCAGACACCTGGCGAACGATGAAGGAAGACTTTCCACGCGGCCGGGCTCGATTCTGCCCGCTGTTCTTATCGTGGCCGCTGGCGACGGATCTCTATCCGCCGCAGGATTGGTTGAAGAAATTTCCGATACCTGAAGACTGGCAGCCATGCGAAGAAACCCGAAAGCACGTCCGAAAGGCCGAATTCTACATTCGTTCGCACCCGTTCCTATCGAAAGTCTGCGGCGAGCATTACATCATGCCGCGGCACCAGCAATGGTTCTGGGAGTTCAATTACCTCGCCGCAGTGAAGTCGCGAACGCAACGAGTATGGATGTCGCAGATGCCAGCGGACGACTACGAGGCGCTGACAGGTAAAAACGATCTCGTGTTTGAGCCTGAAATCATCGAAGTAAGGAATCAAGACCGCGAGCGGAAGTACAAAATCTACGCGATTGTTGGCGGCCAGATCGACGAAGGATTCGAGCCGGATGAGTCGCAAATTGACTATGACGACGAGCGGATCATGATTGAATGGACATCGCATCGCGATATCCATTACTCGTGGACACTGATTCCACTGCTGCCATTTGATGAGGCCGACGAGCACGCATCATTCGATAAGCTCCTCGTATTTGAAGAACCGAAAGAAGGCCGCAACTATACGTGCGGGATCGACACTGCGGACGGTCTCAACAAAGAAGACGAGGACAGGGCTGTTTGTAACGTCACGATGTCGGCGACAGGAAATTACCCGGATATTCAAGTCGCCGAACTGAGCAGTATCCGAATAAACCCGCCTCAGATGGTCGGATTTGCGGCCGCGTTGGGTGCTTGGTATGGCTCCAAAGCTCGCGATCCGAGAGGCGTCAAATTCGTAATCGAACAGCGTATGAAGCCTGGTGACGACTGCCAACTGCAATTGAAGCTGATGGGATTTACCTGGCAGCACCGCATGATCCGGTATGACGGCAAGAAGGTCAAAGAGAACGATAGCAACAAGGAAGGCTGGTATTCCGGTCAGTGGTCTGTTTCGTTCATGACGCAGCGTTTTGTTGACGCGATCAAGAACGGATGGTACAAGCCCAATTCTCCATTCATGATTCGAGAGCTTGGCGATTACGAGCGCAAGGTTGCGGCTGGTGGAAAAACGAAATTGGAACATCAAGATGGAAAGCACGATGACCGAATCAGGGCGGCAGCTATGTGCTACATCAGCAGGCACGCCCTTGACGTACTGCAAGACCGAACTTCGAAGCAATATTCGGCGAACCGTGGTAAATTGCCGGAAGTCAACATGGGAATGGCCAATGTCGGCCAGATGAGCGTGGGGGAAATGTAGATGACACTATTCGCGCCAAGGTCCAGCGAGTCGCCGATACCGTTAGTGTTTATATCGAAGAAATTCGGATTTGAATGGTGGACAACTAAAGGAGCGCCGGGAAGATTCATCCGATGTGGATGGCTATGTCTTCGGTGGGGAGCAGCGTAATGGCAAAGCGAATCGTCCGAAGTTCAACAGCACAAGATGGCAAAACGCCGCAACGAAAAGCTGTGCGGCTCCATAAGGATGCCTACAAAGGCAAGCGGGGACGCAAGAAGTAATGGCCTACGTTCGCAGTCACACCGGCCTGCTTATTCCGTCGCACCTCAAGGGCGGCCAGAAGCGCGTGGCTGTCGTGTTTTACTTCTCCAAGAAACTCAATCACATCACCATCGGCGCCCCGGAAGACTATCCGGTGCCGCCAATCATGGCGAACATGGGCTACGAGAAGGTTGTTTGCCGGAACGCGCACCATGTCGAATTGTGGTCGGCGAAGATGCGGGATCAGGAACACCGTGAGGCTGAGAAAACAGACGAGGAACGTGAAGCGTTCGAAGGACCGCTCCGCGATTTACTTCGGAAGGATCTCGTATCTCGGATGATGAACGCGAAGGACAATACGAATCGCGAATTCTGCCGTCAGGCGATTGCTCAGATTGACAAGAAGGCTGAGGAAGTGAAGAAAATGAAGAGGGAGTCGTTCCAACACATCGAAGGGTACACGGACGGTCACTGATGTCAATCGTCTTTCATGACACGCAACTCCGTGAATCAAGTTGGCAGGTGCCGGTATTTGAGGCCGATCCTGAGCGTAGAGCGGCCTACATCGATGAAGCGATCCAGGAAGGCGAAGGATACCTGACTGGCCAGCGCTCCTACCGGAATCTCGCTGACAACATGAAGTTGTTCGATGCGGTATTCAACGACAAAACCACATCGACTCTGGTTTCAAACTTCCTCAAATACAACATCCGGAAATTCGTTGAAACGCTCGCAGATCAACGCGAAATCGCCCTATTCGGTTCCGATGCTCCGCAGTACAAGACCTATGCCGAGTTGATGAACAAGGTCGCGAAGTGCATCTACACAGAAGCGCAGTATCCGCGCCAGCTTCGCCGAACGCTTCAATACGCTGCGGTCATGGGCGTTGGATATCTCTGGCCGAAATGCACGTCGGAAGATTACGGCTTCGGCGAACGGCGGATTGTCTTCGAGCCGCTCGGGCTCCTTGATGTTCTTCCGGTCCAGGTTCCCGCGTCGAACGATGTTCAGGACGCCTACCTCACCACGATTTACGACTATATGCCGATTGCGGAAGCGCACGCACGCTTCCCTCTGTTTCAGTCTCAACTGCTGCCTATCGACCGCGTATCGCATCCGAGCAGGCTCGCTGCGAAGCGCATCGACTGGGCCGAAAAGTTCCGATACGGTGAAAACGCACGCGCCTGGGGAAATCTCTACTGCGAAATCCGGTACACGTTCATTCGCGACCTGAGAATCAACCGGACAGGCTACGAGCTACCGATGGGCGACACCGACACGAGTTGGTTCTACAAGGTTCCGTCGCTCGGCCAGGACATCTTCGGCGGCATTCGCGACGGACAGCCATTCATGCGGCCGGCAGAAGTGAAAGACTGCCGCGTGTACCCGAATCTACGCCTGATGATCACGACGCCAGGGATCAATCAGCCAATGTACGATGGTCCCGCATTCGACTGGCACGGAAAGATTCCGGTGGTTCAGTACACCGTCGACGACTGGCCATGGGAAGCACTCGGGCTCTCTCTCGTGGATTCTGTCGGCACTGTCGAGAAGACGAAACGGAAGCACGAGCGCCTAATGGATCAGGTGTTGACGACGAAGAAGAATCCACCGATGGGTTACGACCGCACGTCAACGGGTGGTCCGAAGATCGAGAACTTCGATCTGTTCGCGCAGAATGTCCGAATGGGCGTCGACGGCAAACCGAAGGATCAACTGCAGTCGTTGTTACCGGAAGAAGTAAACGTCGAGTCGGTCGACTTTGAGTGGTTGAAGTATCTCAGCGAAATGGAATCCGGCCAGCTCGGGATCAACGATCTGGGCAACATCGCAAATTTGAAAGTGAATCTGAATTCGGATTCATTCGACAAGGCAGTCGAAGCGATTGGCCCGATCGCCAAAGGCATCGCTGCCAGCATGGAGTCTGGTAATGCGAAGACGGCATACCTGCTGAAATTCCTGATCCCGCAGTGGATGTCGGTAAAGCGGATCATCGGATACGTCGGCCCCGATAACATCACGCCGGAGACGCTGGACTTCGATCCTGATTCAATGATTCCGTCGCACATGCCAGATGAATACATAGGTCCGGTATTGCCGTTCGATGAGGTTGACGGGGTGCGGGTCGCGAGAGCATCGCGATACGACAAGCTCACGCGCGCTCGGATGTTCGCCGGAAATCTACGCCTGACTTCGATTCCGTCGCTGTTGCTGAAGATTACGCAGATGCAACAGCAGACGATTGTGATGGCTTTGTTTGGACGCGGATTTCCGATTCCTCCAGATTATGTTGCGGATCAGTTAGGAATAAAAAATTGGGGCGAACTGCCAGGAGATACGCTGCTTCAACGCTGGGTAAATTGGCAGAAAATCGAACTCGGATTGAAAGCAGAGGCAGCGCAATTAGCGGCCAAGTTGGGACTCGGCGATCCAGGGCAGCCAGCAGGGAAGCAGCACCCAGGTGGACGGCCACCGAAGAATGCGGGCGGGACTCCGACTATCAAGGACAAGGGAACTAACCCTAGACCTGTAGTCAAGACTACGTAAAAATATCGAATGGTCCACATCTACACATTGACAGACCCTAGGGACGGTCGAATTAGATACGTCGGGCTTACTCGAAAAACTCTCCATCGCCGACTATCTCAGCACGTCGCGAATAAAAAAGGAAATCGTCACTTAATCAACTGGATTAAAGGAATCCTAGCTTCCGGATTAATTCCGATAATCGCATCTGTTGATTGCGTATCAGAATCAGAAGCCTCTTCAACCGAACAGTCGTGGATCGCTCGGATGAGGGATGAAGGAATTGCCCTGCTGAACCTGACGGAAGGTGGCGAAGGTGGCTACTCAATGCCTGAGGAAACCCGAAAGAAAATAAGCGCAGGAAGAAAAGGCAAACATTTAGGACCGCTAACCGATGAATGTAAGCGGAAAATCTCTGAGGCGCTGAAAGGGCGCCCCAAGCCACCGATGTCACAGTCTCACCGTGAGAATATCAGGCGAGCCGCCACCGGGATCAAAAAGAGCGAAGATACGCTGCGTAAAATGTCAGTCATTATGACGAATCGAATGACTCCTGAAGCGAGAGCAATAATCAGCGCGCAGCACAAAGGAAGACCTAAGCCGAAGAGTGCTGAAGCTCGGAGGAATATGAGTGAAGCTAAAAAGCGATGGTATGCCGAAAAGGTGAAAACGACATGAACGATACCGACTTCGCAGCCAGCAACATCGACATTTTCACCACGCACACGACCGTTCGTGCTGATGTGTCGATCGACGAACTGATCAGTTTTCTCAAACTCCGCAAGGCAACAGGCGAAGTCTGCGTATCGCTGAACCAAGGCGGCGTTCGCAGCATCAATCTTGTCGAGCACACGAAGCTTAAAGATGCCGAGCGCGACAATGTTCGTCGGATTTTGAAGATTTAGTTGACAACGTAATCGCTCAGTAGTATTTCTGTTCGCGTACTGAGATTCTGATTGACCACCTTTCGGTGACTCCTTTCAGCCTCAAAACGATCACAAACGTTTTGGGGCTTTTTGTTTGCCCCTCGAAGGAGATTCACAATGGCAAAGCACACCAAGATCATGAAGGGCGGAAAGCACGGCGGAAAGAAACGCGGCGGAAAGAAACGTCACGGAAAACGCGGCCACAAGAAGTAGGAATCCATGGCGCGCGGAAAGACCAAAAAAGTCGTGAACAATTTCACCAAGGGCGGGAAGATTAACAACTTCCGTAAACACGCCCCGAAGAATCCGTTCAAGGGATCTCCAAAGAGGAATCGCAAGTAATGAGTCAGATGCCTCCTCCAGGACAAGACGCAGGGTCGGCTGGAGCTGCCCCTGCGCCTGCCCCTTCCGCCGCCCCCGCTTCACAAGAGCAGATGATGCTCGCGCAGATGTACCAAGTCTGCAAAAAACTCGCGCAATCCAATCCAGCGATGGCCGCAGGGATGCAGAAGGCCGCCCAGGGCATTCAGGAAGCGCAAACCGCCATGCTTACGCAAGGGCAAGGCCCCTCGCCTACGCAAAATCCACCCCAATAGGAGTATCGAATGACTACCCGAGAAATCCTCAAGCAAACCGGCTTAACCGACGAGCAGATCACAGCGCTTGACGCCAAGGTTCTCGCCGGATTCGATACCGTATTGACGACCGCGGCTCAGGAGCGCGATGCCGCTGAACTCGCATCGCGGGCGCAGAGGGAACTCTACGACACGCAGATTGCGCCGGCTCTCGACGCATGGGGCAACGAAAAGGCGACACTCGAAGCGACTGCCGCGTTCTACAAGACGCAGGCCGAGGCCGCGAAGGGTGCCGGATTCATTCCGAAGGATGCGCCTGGCTACACAGCGCCTCCCGCTCGATCAGCCGATGGAACATTCGTCGCTGGCGGAAACGTGGTTCCGGGATCACCGGGTTTCACCCCGGCCCAGGGAATCACCGCGATCTCGAATGCGACGTGGGCGTTTCAGGAACATGCTCGGCTGTTCAACCAGCCGGCCCCGGACGATTTCGAAACGCTTCTGAACGAAGCGACTGCACAGAAACTCCCCTTCCGCGACTACGTTTCCCGCAAGTACAAATTCACCGAGAAGAAGGCCGAGATGACTGCTGCGGCCCAGAAGGCGCACGACGACGCGATCGTCAAGGAAACCGAGACGCGACTCCGCAAGGAATATGCGGAGGCCGGCGGCAACAATCCCGGCGTCCGAGTCGGCGGCGATTCTCAGTACGCGAAGGTTCGGGCTGCCGTTGATGCTGGCACGAGGAAAGATCCTCTAAAGATGAACGCTGAGGAACGTCGCGCGAATACTCGCGAAATGATTAACCGGGATATCGCTGACAACGCGGCACATACGATAAACTAGTCGAATGAAAACATACAGACAAGATCGTACTGGCCTTGATCCGATACGGATTCCTTCCGACATGGAAATCATGTGGGCTGCTGGAATCTATGAAGGCGAAGGATGCTGCGTTCAATCAGGAAATCACCGCGGTTCTTACACTGTCTCGGTTTCTCAAAAAGATCCAGAGTTGCTATATCGGCTTCGGGAGATGTTCGGCGGAAGGGTAAAAGAATATCCTAACGATCGCGGAACGAACGTCTCGAAAGGGCGTCCAATTACAATCTACGCGTGGAGAGTATGTGGCGATAGATGTCGACTATTTATCGCATCGATCTATCCATACATGACTGCTCGTCGAAAGGCTCAGATTGATAGCACAATGGTTCGAGAGTTTCTCGATTTCGCTGGAGAATTACCAACGATCACGCAGGCATCGACTGTCGTGCATCAGGCACTGACTGAAATATTGGCTCAGTACGTCGAGGCACATCGAGAGTTTGCCAAAGAAAAACGCCGACTTTATCTGCAGCGATACGATCAGCAAGAAGGTCCGAAGGAACGACGACGGACATACATGCGCGAACTAAGGCGCAATAAAACGAAGTCAACTGTCGACACTAACAGAGGGAATCCGAACGTCCTAAAATTCGGATAAGGTACTGATTCTATGGCAGATCCACTCTACAACGAAATCGAGGCCACTAACCTGGAAAGTGTAAGAAAGTCAGTGGTCTGGGACAACCTCTTCGTCGATACCCCATTCCAGGCCAAACTCCGGCGCGCAGGCGTCTGGGATCCATTCCTCGGCGGCAACGGCATGATGGAAGGTTTCATCTACGGGCGTCCGCAAGGTGCGGCTGTGGCGCCAGGACAGACCGTTACGGTCACTCGGCAGCAGCAGAATACCGGAATGAAGTTCCAGCCGAAAGCCTACGTGTCATGGAGTCCTCTCGACGATTGGGAGTTGGACGACGGCTCAGGTACGGGCGGCGTCATCAATTCTGGCCCTGCCATGATTGCGAATCAGTATCAGATCATCATGGAAACGATGGTCCAGATGATCAACACGATGATCGAGATGGACTCGTTCCGTCACGGCCAGGCGGCAGGCACGAACATCGCTCAGAATCGGATCCTGAATTCGAACGGGTTGGAAGAAGCGCTGAATAACGGCGTTGATCCGGGGCCATTCGGAAACATTTTCACGACCTACGGCGGTGCGACACGAAACACGACTATCGGTCCTGCGTTGAACGCGGTTCCGCTCTGGTTGGGAAATCCGTCGGGCGGAGTCGGCCAGATCGACTTCAACGCGCTGATGAAGATGTGGGGAGCCTGCACAATCACCGGCGGCAAGCCGAATCTCGGCATCACGAACGTCATGGGTTTTGTCGCAGTCGCGAACGCCCTTGATGCTCAGCGCCGAGACGTGTCGAACACGAAGCACGACATCGCATGGGAAGGCCTGAACTTCAACGGCGTCGATATCTACCCCGATCCGTTGGCGCCGTCTTCGCAGTCTTCGCAGTTCCTTTCTCTCGGAACGACCGGAGGTCAGGCAGGCAACAACAATCTGATTGACGGTGCGGGTGCGAATACCGTAACAGGAACATTTACCTCTCCGGCTGCGCCATCGGCGGCATCAAACCTGCCGAAGTCAACCGTTTGCACGGTTGGCGAAGTGCTGTACTTCTTGGAAGCCGAGTCGTTCAAGATTCGCCCGACCAACAAAAAGGGATGGAACTACGGTCTGCGGCGAGCGCCGATGCCGAACAACGTTTCGATGGATGCGCTGTTCATGCGTCTCGGCACGAACCTTTATAACTGTATGCCAAGACACAACAGCGTGGCCTACGGGTTCACGGCGGGCAACTAAGGAGACACGATGCCATTTCAACCTATCCTCCCAACATTTTCGTTGACGCTTAATTCGTGCAACGACACGTCTCCTTCCGGCATGACGGATCTCCGCACCGGCCAGCCTCTTTTCTCTGGCGGCCTGAATCTCGGCGATTATTTCGACCTGACGGAGCAGGAAGCGAACCAACTGTCGTACACGACAACTGGAACGCTTCACGCTGGCCGCTATCGTCGCGTGCAGGTGGACTCTGGCGCGACTGCTTCCAACGTCAAGACCGGAACGATCGGTCTGATGTTGAACGGCGGACAGCCTCAGTTGAACCTCGTGTCCAGTTACGACAAGGGGATTGCTGGTTCAGCGGTTCGTCCGGTGATCTTCCTGAACACGGTGACGCCTGGAAACTACTGCTTCGTGCAGGAACTCGGTGTCGCTTCGATTCTGTGCGGATCGAGCATCCAGAAGGCCGCTCCGGCATCCGGCGACATGGTTTCGTCCACCACTCTAGGAGTGTTGCAGGACTTGACCACGCAAACGCCGATCATCACGACAATGGGTCTGGCGCTCTCGCCGCCGAGTCCGAATACGCTCTGCTTGGTATTGTTGAATTTGCCAACCGTGCAGGGATAAGGAGAACTCATGGCAACACCTGGATGGGCAAACGGGGGACTGCTTCAGCAGGGCTACCCCGACAATATCGGCCGAAAGATGGCGTTCTGTGGACCGTGGAATGGACCGAAGTCATACTCGCAAACGACCAAGGATGTTCCTACGCTGCCGTCTTACAACAACTTCATCGACGCATTGCACGGATCGCTGTCGGTCAGCGGTACATACTCGCTGAAGATACAGCCTTCCGGAGCCGGTCCACGACAAACGTGGAAAATGGCGTGGTTCACCGCATCCAGCAATACGGAAGTCGCGAACGGAGTCGATTTATCCGGAGAGACAGTGATTCTCAGCGGATTCGGATCGGTGTACTAGAAATCAGTCCTAGTTAACGACTAAAGGCCGGGGCCGGATTGGCCTCGGCCTTTAGTTTTTAGGTGAACATGAGTTACGCGGCGATGGCATTTCAGATGGCTGGTGAGCTAGGCATTCCGATGCCGCTCGTTCAGACGTATCTGAATGAAGCCCTTTCGACCATCGAAGATGAACTCATGTGGTCTTTCCAACTCGGAGAGTCCGGCTGGCTCACGCCTGGACTGCTATTCCCTGTTGGATCGCCCTTGAATAGTGCCGGAACGATTACGACGACATCGTATGGAACGACCATCGTCGGCGATGCCACGGCGGCGGCGGCATGGGTGGCCTATAACAACGCCGGAACGCTTCCACTGGTTACGCAGTGTCAGATTCGAGTGCCGCTGTACTCGCTGTACAACATCATCGCATTCGACGGAGTGAACACTTTCACGATCGATAGGCCATGGACGGAGCCTCCTGGCGCCGGGCAGACGTACATGGTTTACCAGGCGTATTATCCAGCGCCAACGATCGACTTCAAGCGGTTCTTCGAGATTCGAGATACGACGAATGCCGCACCGCTGGATTACTGGACTCTCAGCCGGGCCGATCTATCGATCATCGATCCACAGAGGGCGAATTTTAATCAGCCGGCGTATGTGGTTCCGTATGAGGTCGACAATCGAAGCGGAAGCGCGACATTGGGATACATGCTTTACGAGTTATGGCCGAATCCGCTTTCGGTGCTGCCGTACACGCTGAGTTGGATGAGGCAGGGTCCGTCGCTGGTCGCGCCATCTGACACTGTACCAAGGCCGTTGACGGAAGACCTTGTGAAATGGAAGGCCAAGCAGGATTTCTTTCTCTTCAAGGAATCGCAAAAGGGCGATGGCGTGGCTCGGGGATCCGGAACGGATTGGAAGTTTCTATCGCAGGAAGCCGAGAAAAAATACCTGAAGCGTTTGAAGATTTGCGCCGATAGCGATCGAGACTTATGCGAATTGTACTTCCGCCGATTCGTCCGAGATGCGGCACTCGGATACAGCGGATTTCCGTATGCGACTCAAAACAGCGGCTTAAACGTAGGACGATTCTGATGATTTGGACAGCCATTAAGCCGGACAACGGCAGTAATCCGCAGGTGAGCAACGGGGTCATCTATGTGCTCACCAAGTTCTCGAATGACACGAACAGTGTGGCATTTGAGCAATGGTTCAGCTCATCGAATCCTGGGCCAAATTGGCCGGACAGCGAGATCAACGCGAGACTGGCGGCACTGAATGCCGTTTCGGCGCTTGACCTGAAGACCATCCGACTTGGGGCACCACAGCCCGATCCGGTTCCGGTTCCGATTGATGTTCAAGCCGATCCGGCCGTCATCGCGCAGCAGCAGATCGACGCGGCGAATCAGCAGTTGATCCTGAAGAAGCAGATTGCGGACGCGCAGGATTGGGCCGCGCAGTCGGCAGATCCCGACGTGCAGGCTTTGGCAGCGCAGGTGCAGACGGCGCAGTCGGCGCTTGGCAAGGCGCCGCAACAGGTGAAGCTGTGAAACTGAAGCGCACGGCATCCGGCCTCTTCGTTCCGGCGCACTTAGGCATCGTTGCGCCTTCACGGGGTCCGTGGTTTCATGTGCCATCGAGGACGAAACGCGAAGATAGAAATCGGTATGAGGAGTACTTAGATTGGGCGAAACGCCAGCCCAAATTATCTATAGCCAGAGTTCAAGCCGTTGCTGGACAGAATGGGAGCGGGAGTACCTCTTATAATACGACGATTGCCTCAACGTCGGCAGGGAATCTAATCGTTGTGTGCGTTGGGAGTTTTCCGTCAAATGCGAATGTTCTGTCTGTGACGGACAATCTTTCCAGTTCTTATTCAACAGGCTACAACCTGTCATGGAACGGAACGCGAAAAAACGCCGTGTTCTATCTGGCCAATAATCCCGGCGGGATAACCACGATTACCATAAATTTAACAGTGTCATGTACGTCGTCTGTGGCAATTTTGGAGTACAGCGGAATAGCTACGGCCTCTCCGCTAGATCAAGCAGTATCGGCGATCAATTTCCAGACGGCGGTGACCACGTGGGCGTCTAATTCAATCACCACGACATCAATTGGCCTCTTGCTGGGAATAAGCACAACAGTTCAAACCGGGAACGCTCATTTCGTTTCCACTGCGCCATGGGCGACTGCCAAGGATGCTCCAAACGCTACCGATGCCGACGAAATGTACGTGCAGGAGCAATTGAATGTCATAGCTGGAACCTATAACGCGGCAGGAACGGCAGACAGTCACAACTATGGAAGCGGGATTATTTCTTTCAAGGCCGCCGCATCCGCCTCCGTCGTGCCGCTGAACATCCTTCACGAATCCGGGAGGTACGTCTAAATGAAAAACGTATCTCAAACCGTTATTTACTACGCCTACGACACGTCGGCGAACGCCTACAAGACGGGCGACTCGGCCAACCACACGTTGCGCGGGATGCAGGATACGACCGAATTCACGCCTGCCGCGTCACCATCCGAAATCGATTCGACAAACCTCAAGGGCGCATACAAGGTCAGCATCGCGGCAACTGAAAACATCGGCAACCTCATGTTGCTCGGCGGTGTGTCGTCAACCGCAAACGTGATTCTGATACCGGCGCGGTGGTCCAACGATCCAATACCGGGCGTTGTGCGCTCTGGTGTTGCTGCTGGGGGTGGGGCTTCCACGATCACATTGGACGCCAACGCCTCAGCGACGAACAGCATTTACAACGGTTGCCGCGTGGCTATTGTTGCGGGTACTGGAGTCGGGCAGGGCGACCGCATCATCACGGGCTACGTCGGATCAACGCAGGTTGCCACTGTCGACACGGCGTGGACGACGAACCCTGACAACACGAGCGTGTTTGCCATCATTCCTGCGGCTGCGGACCTTCGGACAATTCTCGCGACGCTTTCCAAGGGCGCCGCAGGGGCCGTCGCTCCGGACCAGGCGCAGATTCAGAACCCGACGTCGACCGTGGACCTCAGTGGGACAACAATCAAGAACGTCGACAACGCGATTGCAACGGTGACTAATCTGACGAACGCGCCGACGGCGGGAGACTTCACGGCAGCCATGAAGACGAGCCTGAACGCGGCGACTCCAGCCTCTGTGGTTGGGGCAGTCGGTAGCGTCGTAGGACTGACCGCAAGCAACCTCGACGCAACTGTATCGTCGCGAGCAACTCCAGCCCAGGTTGCAACTCAGGTCGATACCGTTATCAATGTGAATACGAAGGCAGAACTAGGGGCAGTTCCGGCCGCAAACGCCAGCATTGGAGACAAGTTGGCGTTCATTGAAATGAAGATCAGAAACGCAGAAACCCAGACGGCAACTCAGGCGACGATCGCAAACTCGGCCGGAACTCCGATTGGCACAGCGACCGTATCTGACGACGGCACGACCTTTACTAAAGGGAAGTACGCATAATGGCAATTGATACTCGAGACAAGCGGGCTTCGGCGTTACGTGAAGGACTCTTGCCTTTGCCGGACGGTTTGCCGCTGAATCCTGGAGATCGCCAGCAGGTATTGTGGCAGTACCGAGGTATCGCAGCGAATCCTTCGGTTGTATGGAGCGGTGTAGGCTACCAGACGGTTGGTGTCATTCACCAAGGCGGGATTGATATGATGTTCGATTCATCGACAGGACTCGTATGATTACTTTCTCGTTTGGATACATCAAGCCGACGTCGATCACAGTTGCAACCTTGGCGACAGCAAATCTCGATCCGACCGGAAAGCAATCGTATTTCGTTCAGGCCGCATCGTTTCAAGCGATTGAAACGAATACTGGGATCGTTTACATTTGCAGCGTTCCGAATCCAAACTTGACGACAGGGATCGGAGTTTTATGGAAGCTGCCGGTGCCTGACAACGTAGCAAGTAAACAGATTCCGGCGTGGGTCATCGGGGATCCGTCGCGACCGAATAATCCGGTGAACGTCGCACAGTTCTATATTCTTCCAGCGGTGCCTGGCGAAGGTGCCGGAATCGCAGCAATCCGCAGCGGGACATCGGTATGACAGAGCAGCACGCAGAACTTCACGACGTGTTCTATTCGATCGGTGGCGGTTCGGAGTTTATGAACCATATTGGATCGCAGAGTAGCGAGACGTTCGCTCCGGAGTCTCTGACGCTTCCTGTTACAGGTTCTGCTGTGCACCTGAAGCCAGAGCCGATAGCGCTATCGCAGTCAGTTCCGGTGCTGCCATTCCCACCGCCTAACGTAGATGCCTTGCCGCCGCCTCCAACAGTTGCCGCACCTATGCCAGACCTTGTGTCTCCGATCCCATGGCCTGACCCAGCGTTACTGTCACCACCATCACTACCGCTGGATGCAGTGCCGGCCGTCCCGGCGCTGCCATCGCCATTTCCACCGCCACCCGCGCCGTCACCTGTGGAGTTATCACCACCCTTTACTCCTATCCCAGCCAGCCCCACCGCTCCGCCGCCTATCATCGTGACATGGTATAAACGGCTGTGGAATATCTTGAATATGGACGTTCGAGACGTCTGGAAAATGCTCAAAGGAAGGCTTTAAATGTCATTGAACACTCCACCGAATCCGGGGTTCTATCCTGGAGCTGGACAGGCAACCCTCATCAACGCGAATTCGCAGATTACGCTGCTCAGCAGTCAGCGTATCGGGGCCGGTTCGCCGGGTAAGGCCAGTATTGCGGTTCAACTCGAACGACAGAAGTCTGCGTTCTATCCGTTCGGATTTGCGATAGAAGTGGCATTCTCCGGTGCGCCCGGAGCATTTGAAATTGACGTTCAAGGCGCTGAGACGGACGCCGATGCGAACTATTGCACTCTCGGGACGGCGATAACTTCGGTCGCGTCGTCGAAAAACGGAACGGTTGGACGGTTTGAAGGTGTCAATCTGTATCCTTCGTTCGTGAGGATCTTCGTCAAGACGCTCGGAAACGATGTCAACTTAACGGCGGTGATTACACGGTGAACTACGACACACTCAAGGCGCAACTGATAACGGACGAAGGGATGCGGCTTCGTCCGTACAAGGATTCGGTCGGCAAGTTGACGATCGGGGTCGGACGAAACCTTGACGATGTGGGAATCTCCAGAGCGGAAGCCGATATCCTGCTCAATAACGATATCCAGGTGGCTACCCATGATCTCGACCGAACGCTTTCGTGGTGGCGCGGGATGTCGGACGTACGGCAGAACGTCATCATCAATATGTGCTTCAACATGGGAATCGCGAAGCTGATGGAGTTCCGGAAGGCTCTCGCTGCGATGCAGGCAGGTAATTATGGGGAAGCCGCGGCTGAGATGAAAAACTCTGAGTGGTACGAAGAAGTCGGCGGACGGGCGATTCGACTGTGCTCGTTGATGGAGAACGGACAGTAGCCATGCAGAAGATTCAAGGGTGGAGCGAGCTTGGCAATACAGTGGTGTCTGTCAGCGGACTTAACTCGTCGAGCAAGGTTCAGGGATCGTTTCCGCTGGCCACCATCACTGTTTACCTGCATGGCACGATTACGCTCGCTTCCATTTTTTCTGACAACAACATCAGCCCGACTCCGCTGGCAAATCCTTTCACTGCAAATGCAAATGGAACATTCGGGTTTTACGTCAACAATGGGCATTACGACATCGTGCTTTCCGGCGCTGGCATACCGTCACCGCTTACCATTAGCGATGTCTTTGTAAATGATGCGGCTTCAGCTTTCTACAACGCGTTGGAGTATGGAGCCAAAGGAAACAGCTCGACGAACGATTCTGGAGCACTAAATACGCTTGCGAATACTACTATTCCAGCGACCGGCGGGACGATCTATTTCCCTCCAGCTACGTATCTGATTGGAACGAATTTAACGTTTCCGTCGAATGTCAATCTTATGGTTGACGATGGAGCTAAGTTCAGCGTTTCGACCGGAATTACCCTTACGATCAATGGTCCGATTTCCGCTGGTCTTTGGCAATTGTTCAGTGGCGTCGGAACGGTCACTATTCAGAATGGAGATGTCGTTGAGGTGTCGTGGTTCGGATGGACTACAGGCACAAACTCCAGCGGTGTCCGCACGGCAAACTCGACGGCTCTAACCAGCGCCATCAGTGCTCTTTCGCCTAACCAGAACGGTGGAACGATCATGTTCCCGATCGGCGCTGGATATGTGAATACCGGCATCACGATGCCTTCTACAACGATCAACCTAACATTCTTAGGACGTGTGCCGTGTCGTGGGACCGGTCTCGGAACCAGCGATCTTGCAGTCAATAAATGCTCGCGCCTTGGCTTCGTCGGCTCCGGCACAGGCATCAATGCTTCCGATGGAGGATCAAATACACTTACTGGAGTTAAGTTTGTCAACTTGGTCATAGGTTACGCTGGTATTGAAGACAACACTCAAGGAACCGTTCCTGACTACATCTTGAAAATATCTGGCGAGGGCATGATTGCAGGCTGCCTTATTCATGGAGCGCGACTTTCTTGCATTGCTAATAACGGATTGCTGACGGACTATACGATTCTCGATTCAACTATAGGAGTTACTGATTTCAATAAGGCCGATTCTGCTGGTGACTGCGTAAGGCTGACATATAACTCTGGAGCATGGTCAGTCGACGTGTTCAGTATGTACCGTTGCTACAACTTCAAGGCGAATAGAGGGCTGTACGCAGAAATTTGTCACAACGGGTCATTTCGCGACACCGTATTCGAGTCGATGCAGAACGAATTGGTCAAGCTGTATTGGCCTGGAGCGTCATTCACGAATGGCCTCAGCCTGCTGAAGTTTGACGAGGTCCATTTTGAAGCGGGCCAGTTGTCTCAGAATTCCGGGAATCACTATTATGTGGTATTGGATGCTGCCACTGCATCGACGACTGGAGCTCAGGCGGTAACTTTTGATTCTTGCTGGTTTTCAGATACCGCCAATAGTTATCAGCAGTTGATAGACGTTAACGTCGGTCGAAATATCCTATTTCGGAATTGTAGCGGATTCTATGACAGCAGCACGGCGCAGGCGGAAGTTGCCATAGGATCATCAGGCGTTACCGGCATCGTATTTGACCATTGCAGCTATCTAACTTCTCAGGCGTCTTTTATTGATGGCAACATCGTGGTCCTTGTGCGCGACGGAGGTTACTCTGATTCAGTGCCGAAGGATCAGGGACAGTACTTCCAGAATTTCGATGCGGACTCTCCGGGATCATGGACGTGGCCGATTGGAACATTCTCCATCGCTTCAAGTACAGCAAATCATACGGACGTTTTCTATTTGAGCCCGAGCACGAACGCCATTTATCAGTGGAGAGCCCCAAAGTCAGGATCAGTCTTGGCTCTAACAATAACTGCGGACGGAAATACCACAAGCGCAGGGATGACGGTATCGGTAGCTAAAAATGGTACAACTGGACTGTCGGTGGCCATAACAAGCGGGGCATCCAATTGGTCTAACACTCAATATAAAACGACGAGCGGAAATTCGCATTTTTCGGCTGGCGACTTAATAACCTTGCAGTACACGACAACTGTTGGATGGACCAGTACCACGACTAAATTCCAGGCATGGGTGTTGGTGGAGATGTGAATGCCGTACTCATTTTTTACCCTCGGACAGGCCAAGCAGGCACTCATCCAACGGCTTTATGTGGCGACAGGGCAGTTCTTCGCTGATCCAGAGTGTGGTATCTATATTCAGGAGGCGCAGCAAGCATTCAACTCGCTTGCGAACTTCTACCGTGCCGAATTCATCATCAATCTTAGTCAGAACGTCACGTGGTACGACCTGACGACAGCCTCCGGCACGTTGCGTCCGCTAACGACGACCGACACGTCTCTCGTCGAACAAATCGAATATCACTTCCTTGAGCCGCAGACTTCCAGTTATCCGCTCGTCTGGACAGGCTCCCGGCAATTCGCCATCACCGATCTACTCAACGCGATCCAGCAAGTTCGCGATCAACTGCTCTCGGAGTCGGGATGCACGATCACGCAGTCTCTTATCGCAGCAACGCCGGGACGAACCTTCCTTCAAGACACCGCAATCCAGTTACGTCGGGTATGCTGGATTCCCGTCGCCGGATTCGGATTCGCTCCCAACTGTCTCCTGCCGTCTGACATCTGGGGACAGCAATCGTTTGAAGCAGGATTTCCGCAGGCGACTCCGGGATACCCGCTGACCTACCGGCGATCAAGCGAACCGCCTCTGAGTTTCGATGTCGACATTCAACCGGCAGTCCCAGGGCAGTACGACATCCTGACGGTGAACGCCGGGGCCACGCTTTCAACCGCAGCGGCCGCCACGTTGCCCATTCCTGACGATTGGACATGGGTCAACAAGTGGGGGTCAGTCGGACAACTCCTCAACCGTGAGAGTTCAGCCACAGATGCCTTGCGCTCGAAATACGGCATCATGCGATACAAGCAGGGAGTCGCTGCGATGCAGATGGCTCCTGCTCTTATCGCGGCTCGGATTAACGATGTGCCGGTCACAGTCGAAGCAATCACCGCGGCCGATTTCTACGCTGCGAATTGGCAAGGAGCCACCGCGGGACCACCAACCGCCGTCTACTATGCCGGGCTCAACCAAGTGGCGGCGGCGCCCGCTCCAGACTCAGGCGGCCCGTACTCCATTACGGCGAGCGTCGTGCAGAATATGCCTTTGCCGGCCAACGATGCGGCGTACCTTCAGGTCGGGAGAGACGATGTTCAGGCGATACTGGATTACGCCCAGCACGTAGCGATGTTCAAGTGTGGCGGCGAGGAGTTTGCAAAGACGCTGCCGCTGTTCCAGAATTTCATGAAGCACTGCTCGCTGTATAACTCCAAGCTGGCAGCATTGTCGCCGTTCCTCGAAATGATCGACTTGCGGTCCCAGGAAGACGAACGGCAGAATCCGATGTTCTCGAAGGTCAATCCGGCAACGGTGAAATAGGATGCAGAAACTTCAAGGATGGGTTGAGCAGGGAAATACCAAAGTCGTAACCTCTGGGCTTCAATCTTCGACGCTCGTTCAGGGATCGTTTCCTGAAGCGACAGTGACGGTAAATATCGCCACTCCAACCACCATATCTATCACTGCTATATCCCGCGCATCGAACGTCGTCACTGTTACTTTCGCTTTAGGCGGTTCCGGCTTTGTTATTGGTCAACCCGTCACCATCAGCAGAGTCACGGACACTTCATTCAACGGCACATTTACTGTCCTGGCCAACAGCGCTACCACTATCACCTACGCGCAGACCGGATCAGACGGATCGTCTTCAGGAGGAACTGCGGCGCAGTCTCTCGCGACGATCTACTCTGACAATTCCGGCACTCCCAAAGCAAACCCGTTCACGGCAGCAGCAGATGGGGAATGGTTCTTTTACGCGATCAACGGCAGATACAGCGTCACATTTGCGTCCACAGGGCTGACGACGTTCACTATTGGCGACGTGATGGTCGCTGACATGACGAATCTTCCGATTTACGCCAACAATGCGGCGGCGATTACTGGAGGACTGCAACCCGGCGCATTCTATCGGTCCGGCGGCGATCCTGACGTCGTTCGGGTGGTGCATTAGATGGCAGACCGTCAACGTCAAACAAATCGGTGCAACTTCCGCGGCCTCAATACCCGCCTGCTCGCCGACGCCATGCCGATCGGCAAGTATCCCATTGCCATCAATGTTCGAGCGGACGGAGATTCAAAGATTCGCACGCGTCCAGGGCTGGCGGCACCGTTCACGACCGCCAGGGGACTTACCGACATTGGCTCCTACGCGACACTGGGTACCGATAACAAGCCGCGCATCCTAGTCCACGACTCCGGAGGTGGCGTGTGGCTCGACGACGGGGTGAAAAAAGGAACGGTAGGGACGGGGGGACTCGGTGCGTCCCTGATACCCTTCCGGCCTTCCCAGAGCCCGCAATCGTGGATGTATGTCGGTAATGCCACGGGGTACAAGAAATTCTCCGCTCCAGACGGTGCGAACGTCGTCACTGCTCAAAATGCTGGGATCGCCGAACCTCAGTCCCCACCAGACGCTTGTCCGGACGGACTGGCCTACAACGAATTCACCTTGTTAGCGGCGCAGTGGGCTCAATCGGGAACTGCCGCGGGTCCATCCGACGCTACCCGGACGACCGACACCGTAACCGCCATTTTCCAGGATCCGGCAAGCGTCTCTCCGGCCGCCCTGACGCGCTACACGGTCCAGTTCGGATCGACGGTCCAGTATTCGACTGGAATGACGTTGAAATTCAACAAGTCCGGGGGAGGAACAGTGTCGGCCATCGTCGAAGATGTATTTCCTCCGATCAACGGCGGGACGGCACTCACAATTCAGTCGATTCTCTACCTGTTTGGTCCGGCTGGACGCTGCATCATCGTTCCGTCTCAGGTCCAGGTCGGTTCCAACAACCAGCAATTTGACGCCAATGGTAATCCGGCGCCGCAATTACCGTTTCTTCCAGGCCAAATCGCTGGCCTTCGCCGCGGATCATTGATCACAATCGGATCCGGAGGTGGCACTGAAACAGTATTTGTACTCTCTGTAACGACAGGCCCACAGAACCAACTCGCTATTGAGTGCTCAACGCAGTACACACATGCAGCAAGCGAGACAATTGTTGGCACTCTTGGCGTTGCATGTTCTGGAATATCGTCGCTTGTTGTCGGTCAAACAGTGACTTCCGCGCAAATTAACTCCGCGATAACAACAGGCGTCGGCAAATTAACGCAAACCCTCGGCACTAACCCGTTCAACTTGTCACTTGGCACAATCGGAACACCACAAGAGAACGACCATATCCATATTTCGGTCGCGGTTGACACTCCGACAAACGTTACTGAGTTCAAAATCCTGTTTGACGTCGGCGATGGAACGTTTTTGCAAAACGTTTTGTACTATTCCATCACTCCGAGCGCTTTCACGCCAGTATTGGCGAATCTCGTAACGCAAGGTGGAGGCGGAGGCGGCGTTGCCACGGAAGCGCAGCAAAATCTTATCGACCAGCAGGCCGCCCAGAATCAGGCATTGACTCAAGGCGGAAGCACTCCAGCGGGAGGAGGCGGCGCGGGAGGGGCGGCGTTACCTCCGAACTACGATCCGAATAATCCGTACCAGATACTCAACAACCCGCTCTACGACGTTCCGGCAACGTCGGGATCCGCCCCTGGCATTGCGGCGACGGGCGGTACTCAGTTCACGGAAGCCATCATCCCTATCACGGCTCTGACTCGGATTGGTAACGATCAGAGCAATACGTTGGCTCAGTGCGTGGCAGTGCAGGTGCTCGTCAACTGCTCTGGAGCCTTGAATCTTTACTTTGGATCCATTTGGGTCGGCGGCGGAGGACAGCCGGACCTCGGCGACAGTATCAGCACGAATCCGACTTCTTCCGGCGCATCGTATCTATACCGCGTCCGTCCCAGGTCTTCCACGACCGGGGCTCGGGGAAATCCATCACCTGAAACCAGATACGGTGTCGAACCGCATCGGCAGAAGGTGATCGTATCGCTGCCGTCTGCGTCTTACGATACGCAGATCGACACCTGGGACATCTTCCGGTACGGCGGCACTGTGACTTCGTGGCGGTATGTGGGTTCGGCCTCCTCGACGGCAACCACATTTATCGACAACGTTTTTGATAATGCGGCACTTGCGGGAGAAGTTCTCGACTTCGACAACTTCCAGCCATGGCCTTCGGTCGACGTGCCGTACAGCGTCAGTTCTGGCGTCACCGTCTACGGCACTGCGATCGAGATCATTGCAGCCAGTTTTCCGGCCACGATCTCGAGATGGCTGCCTGGCACGCTGGTTACGCTCAACGGACAACTGACCTATACGCTTTGGAATCGGCCGGTTGGCATCGCGGGCGGATACCTGCTCCGGATTGTAGAGAATGCCGGTGCGCCAGCGGTCACCACACTGCAAATCAACGAACCGAACGTAGCGAACCAGCCGTTGCCCTACCTCTGGGGGCCTGACGCCAACGGAATCGTCTTCGGGGCAGGGGATCCGCTTCGGCCAGGCGCGCTCTATTCCGCCAAGCAGAACAACCCGGACTCGTCGCCGAACAATATCTACGACTTAACGCCAACGTCAGAACCGCTGCTTGGCGGCGAAGTCGTCGACGGGCTCTCGCTCGTCGCTTCGTCGGCAAATTGGTGGATGCTGCAGGCGGCATTCTCGACACCGAACCGCTGGAATCCGGTAAAGACTCCTGCCGGACGCGGACTCGCTGCTCCCTACGGTAGCTGCACGGACGGTAAGGTCGTCTTCTTTTGGGCGAAAGACGGGATTTACTACATGGTCCCCGGCCTGCCGGCCATTTCTCTGACTGAGCAGGATCTAGGAAATCTCTTCCCGAATGTTGATGGAATCGGTGGAGTCAACGTCACTTACGCGACTTTCACGTTCTATGCCCCGAGTTATCAGTATGCAGCCGACTTCCGGTTGTCGATTGCCAACTCAATGCTGCGCGCTCACTACCGCGACTCTTCCGGTTTCGCCAGAACGATCATCTTGGACATGAATCTGGACTCTACAGGTCAACCGCGGATGGCATGGTCGGTCGACTGGTTCGATGGCGATGGAGTCCCTATTGTTACATCGCTGCAGCCTGATCAGCCATCGGGAACATTGACAACGGCAACAGCGAGGTACCCGCAGGTCTACCTGGGAGACTCGCTCGGAAATGTCTACGCCGAGTCGGACCTGACTAACGACAATGGGCATCCGATTCAGTGCTGGCTCGGGATTCCGGAATGGGATGCAGGGGATGCGCGGACTCAGAAGCAATGGATCGATGCGTGGGTGGACTCGGTTCCTGCGGCTCCGACTGGTTTATTGGTGGCTCCGGTAGCGGGCGGAATTGCAGTCGGGACGCAAAATACCATCGCGCAATCGGCGAGCCGCATATTGCCGCCTCCCATCCTGCCGCTCGGAAATCCGGTCACGAACTTCATGGGTCTGATTCTCGAATGGATCGACGATTTCACGCAGCAGTCGGTTCCAACGCAGATTTACGAATGGAGTTCTGAGTTTGTCACTCAGCCCTTGCTAATTCGGTCATGGAATTCCGTTCCTACGTCGCACGGACTGCAGGGATACCATCACATCCGGAAGGTCGTATTCGCGTACCTCACGAAAGGCTCAAATGCCGTCACGTTGACAATCACAGCCTATGACGGGACATCTCCGGTGGCACTGACGCTTCCCGCGACGAACGGAGCGTATCAGAAGGTCGAGTTCATACCGACGTTCAACAAGGGGCTGCTGTTCACCTACAATGGGACGAGTTCGGATCAATGGGCGCCGATTTTGGCAGATACGGAAGTTCACGTTGGTGCTTGGTCGCGTACCGGCCCATACGAAGTGTTCCAGGGGCTCGGGGGGAGTGAGTCGTGATCGACACTCCGGTACGAATCACTGACATCCACGTTCGGGATAAGCTACGTGAAATCATCGACGTAGTGAACGGCAATCAAACTGCCATTGCCGCAAACACAGCAGGGCTCGCTTCGATAGTCCCTCCGTTGACGCTGGCTCAGATTCAAAAAGCTATTCAGCTTGGCGGATCGAATCCGATCAATATCACCGGTCTTCCGGGGATACTCCAGAATCCACAGGCGGCAGCAATCATCGGCACTCACGCACAGAGACTGACATCCACGCCTGCACTTGGAACATTTTTCATTGAGACAGATCGGACGGTACTTTACGCCGCGGAATTGGGTTCAGGGGCGGTCAAATGGGTCTACGTTGCTGGGTTGATGGCAACAACGTTCGGCAGTCAGCCTGTAGATCTCGGAGTTAATGACGCAGGATTTCAACTCTGGATAACGGTCCAAAACCACGTATTTCGGTGGGCCGGATCAGCGTGGGCGTTTCTCGACTCGTCGGGTGGCTACATCGCGGATTTCGTGGCTCCTCCTCAGAGTACAGGGTGGCAGCTTTGCGACGGAACCGCGACGGACTATCTAGCACTCTCGGGATCGACCATCGTTGCGACTGCGTTTACCACGGCTGACGAAACAACGGTAAATCCCGGCACGTACCATAAGTCGGCAGCGGCTTACACCGGTGCCATCAACGCTCCGACGGCTCCAGGTATTAGCGGCGCTACGGCTGTCGCCACAGCTACCAATAACGCGAATACGACAGGTGTGACGGTCAACGCTCACACCGTGACTCAGATTACAGATGTGGCTGGCGCAAATAACTACGCTTTCACGGGCGGGGCCGACAATCAGCACACCGTCGTCGACCCGGGCCACAATCACACGCAAAACGCTCACCAGCACACTTCAGGCACAGTCGCGGCAGATGCAACCGGACAGCCGAAAAACTTGGGAGTGTTGCGGTATTTTAGACGGTAGAAGGGTATAATCCGCCCATGGAAACGGCAACTGGCATTGAGTTTAAGATGATCTACGGGGCCGATCTGGAAGCCTTAGCACCGTTGATTCGGTCGCGTGGATGGATACCGCTGAATCCGATGACAGCCTGCGCCCTTGTGGCGTATGAAGGCGAGACGATGGTTGGATTTTGTGCGATGAATCCAATACCGCACGTTGAGCCTCTGTTCGTGTCACTTGAACATCGCGGCACTGGATTGGCAGCAGAACTTGTGGAGATGATGGTTGATTTCCTTTACAAAGTTGAAGCTCCGGCAGCTTATATCATCGCTAACTCCCCATTCTCTGCGAAGCTGGCAGAGGCTTACGGCATGGAAAGAGTCACTGAACCGGTCTATAGGCTTGTAGCGAGGAAGTAATTATGGGCGGACCGTCGAAACAGGAACAAGCGCAACAGCAACAATCTTGGGCTGGTCTGAACAGCCTCGCGTCAACGGCATCAACTCAGGCAGGCAAATCTGGCGATGCTGGCAATTCCATCCTTGGCGACGTGACGTCGTACTTCAAGACGTTGCTCTCGGGCGATCGGCAGGCAACCGCAGACGCCGTTGCGCCTGCCGCCAACGCCGCCCGTGAAGGCGCGGACGCACAGAAGAAGCAAGAAGCCCAGATGGGCACCGGCCGCACGGGTGGAACCGTAGCGCAGGACCAGCAACGCGAGGATGCGACTCGCGGACAGATTGACACGCTAACCGCGGGGGTGAAGCCTCAGGCGGCCCAGGCACTCACCGCAATCGGCGCAGGTGACATCAATGCCATGATGAGTGCGCTGGGGATTGGGACGACGGCGACAGGGACGGTGGGATCACAGGTTGGGTCGGACATCAACACTCAGAGGCAGGCAGCGGCGGATATGTGGGGCAGCTTGATCGGCGGTGCAGGCAGCGTCTTAGGTGGGGCTGCATCTGCCGGTAAACTCTTCGGGATTTAACGATGGCAAATTCAGGAGTCGGAACAGGAATCGGAATCGGGATTGGGCACGCCCTGGACGCCATTGGCCAAGGATGGGCTCAGCACTCGCAGCAGCAGAATGCCGACCGCGAAAAGCAGGCCGATGCGCTGCACGCGAAGGGCTTACAGATCGCTCAGAATCTCCAGCAATACGCGCTTGATGCTCCCGATCCAACCGCGATCCAATTCTCCGGTAAGTCCTACAAGCCGGAAGCCGCACCGCTCATCGACCAACTGAAGCAGACATCCGAGCAGGTACGCGGACTATTCGGGCCTCACGAAACTCCTGCACTCGTACAGCACTTCCGAAAGTTTCTCGGCAAGCAGCCGAAGCCGCCAACGCCGAATCCGCGTGCCGCTCAATATTCGCCGGAAGGGTTTGCCGCGGAGGTTCCGCAGGCTCCGTTCAAGTGGTCTGGAAAGTCTGGCGACTTCATCCAGCTATCGAAGCTTGCTGCCGATCCATCGCAATCGCCTGACGCTCGTGCCGCTGCAAAGGCTGAACTGGACGCATTGACAGTTCCAGCTACAGATCAGTGGGACAAGATTGGCGAACCGAAGGAAGGCGCGGACGGCAAAATGTACGAGACGTTCCAGAAGAAAGGCACGACCGAAACGAAGTCTGTGCCGGTCGAAGGAATGCCTGCGCCGGCGAAGAAGCCGCCTACGGCAAAGAAGGTTGGAGCGTCGTTCGTCATCACCGATCCTAATTCTGGAAAAGAATACGGCCCTGGCAATATCGAATCGCCCGACACGCCACCGGAAGTCAAAAGCATGTACGCCGGTTTCGTGAAAGATGAAGCAGACAAGGCAGCAGCGGCAGAGCAAAAAGAACTGTCTAAAATCGAAGAACAAAACAAACGAGACGACAAGCGCTTCGCCAATCAAATAGCGTTGCAAACCAAATCGTTCCAAAATGCGTTTGCCCAGAAGGACTACAGCGAAGCCCAGGCGATCAAGAAGACTGCCGACGCAAGATACAGTAATGCAGTTGCTTTGTCGGCATTTGCGGACGATGCGTTGAAAACTCCGGTAGCCGCCAAAGACAAGATGCTGGCTGGTCGTCTCATCAAGGAATCAGAGGGTCGATTCAATCCCGCGCAGTACGACAACCTTGTCAAGAACGCCGGACTTGCCAACACGTTCGAGCAGTGGATGAACAATGCTGAAACAGGGGAACTCACTCCGAAGATTCGACAGCAACTCGTTGACACCGCTCATTCGTTGCTCAGTTCAGCAGATACCGCACGTAAGGCGTTGGTCGAACCAGACACGCCTGGCAATCTGAAGGACAAAGCGAAGCCGAAGGCAAGTGATCCAGACCAAGACTTCATCGATTCCCTATCGAAGCCTAAAAAGCCATGACCGAAGCACCAGTCCAAGACATCGACAACGCGAAGGTCACGGAGTTTCTCAGCTTTCCGCCTGAACGCCAACTGTCGATCCTCAAGAAGATGCCGCCCGAGTTGAAGGATAAATTCAAGGCTGCGGTGACTTCTAGAAAAGACATCCTCGCCAAACAGGCGACCAAATATCCGACGAAAGCGGAAGGCGGGAATCCTGGTGGTGCTACGGCTGGCTCCATTGCGCGCGAGACAGCAATCGGAGCATTAGAGCCGTTCACCTTAGAGAATCTGTCCGGAATGGTTAAGCAGGGCGGAAGTGTCGTGTCTGACCTCCTGACCGGTCAAGGATTCCGTGGAATCAAAACGGCTAACGAGATGGCGAAGGGGATACTTGAGGCGCCAATAAAGCCGGTCGGGGAAATCTATTCAGGACTTAAGGAAGGCGATTACAACAGAGTCGCCCATGGCGCCGGCGGGGCGATATCTCAAACCGTTCCGGCTGTGGCTGGCATGGCCGAAGCCGCCGGAGTAGAGGTGCCAACGATTGCCGACCTCCGAGAGACTGCATCGAAACTCAACATACCGGAGAAACTGCAAGCCCGCGCAAACGTGAATCGATTGCCGGTCCCATCGGCGGATTTGCCGACGTGGGGAAAGCGGGCGGCTGTTTACGCGGCAGGCGAAGCGTTTGGCGTTCCTCACTTGGCTGAAGCTGCGATTGGGCTCGATTTCGCACGCCGGTGGCAGCCGTATCGAAATCTGAAAGCCGCGGCACTCGAAAAGGCTGGACAGGTTCTCGATATTCGAAAATCTCCTATCGGCGGAAATTCATCGATACCGGAGCCCGAAGCGACGCCTATCGAAACAGTAGCCGCGCGGCGGTCTTCAACATCTGCGGATGCAGCGGAAGAGGCAGCGCGAATTCGGTCAATTCCACCGTTGCCGCGCGAGCCGCTCGCTGAAACTCCGATCAAGACCGAATACAAGCCGCCTCCGGGAGCCGACGACTATCCCGGCAAAGGAACCGATCCGAATGATCCAGGATGGCTACAGGGCGTCGATACGAAGCCGCCTGCGGCTCCATCCGAGCCTATACCGTTCACAGGGGAAGTGGCGACATCGGATACGGCACCCAACTGGAAGAAGATCGAGGATGCGCTGGCGCCATCCGGCAATGCCGCGAAACGGGCATCGCAGACCATGGACGCGCAAGGCAATCCGACGCCGTTCGGCAAGAAACTCGTCGCGATCGTGCCGGAGATTGCCAAGGCCACGAAAGCCACGGCTCCTGAAGCACTGATGACTGGATACGGCCGCGTCACACAGGCGCTCAACGAGATTGAAAATCAGGTGCCGGAAGGAACGACAGTCGACACTGTTCCGATTACCGGCAGCCTGTTTGAACTCAGCCAAGAATACATGGACCGAGGGTTGCCGGACGAAGCGAAGAAGATCGACAAGATTCGCGAGCAGTGGACCGAGAACAAGGTGCCGTGGGGTGAATTCCTCGCTCGGAAGCGATCGTTCTTCCAGAACCACAACCTACGCTCGGCTCCGATGAAACGCGCCTACGGAATCCTCATGGAAGCGTCATCCAGGGTAAGCCCTGAGTTGTCGGAGGCCAACGCGAATTACTCGACGGTTCGCCGGGCGCTCGACAACGCGAATGTGGATGTCAACACCGGACGTCGGATCTCGGAAGTTGGCAAGGCTCCATCGAAGGCGTCAAGCGTGCCGATGTCCGAGCGCGGTACGCCGCCTAAATCGAAGCCTGCTGTTCCGAAAGAACCGGCGGCTCCCGTTAAGACGCCGGCTGAAGCGCGGGAGTTGCTGCACGAGCCTCAGCCTGCAATGCTCGGTGAGAACACCGAAGAGGCGATGACTAAGGCTGCCGCAGGGCGACGACCTGAGTTGCTGAAGGAAGGTCAGGAATTCGATCAGACGCGACTTGTCGAGAGTCCTCTATTCCAAGGTCGCGGCGGTCCTCAGAGATTCCTAGGTACGGACGATCGAGCGGAGGAACCTGTCTCTACGCCGAAGACTCCACGGTCTGCTTCCGAAAATGCTGCGGTCGGTCATGCGATTGCAAATCCAGAAGAACTTGAGCAGTTGGCGGTCGGCGACATGAAACAATTCGCGAAGTCTGTCGATGATGTTCGAACCGGAATCCGTGCAGGCGAAGGCCGCATGTCCCAGACAGAAGCACAGAAACTCAATGTTTACGGTAAGGAAACCGAAGAGATTGCAGACAAGGAATCCTCGCGAGTTGGCCGCAGTCTTGGAGTCAAGGAAGGATCGCCGTTGTCGAAGTTCGAAGAATCGCCGAAGCAGTTAAAGGCGGCAATCGACAAAGGGTCCGGCAAGCTCTACGAGCGAATCAAGAAAGCGTTTATTGACGCGACGATCGTAGAGCGCCAATCCTTCTTCCGNTCAAAGCAAGGAACTTCTTTTTCTGGTCCGATGGCACGACAGTTGTCTTTGGAAGAGATCCGGAAAAGATTCCCGCGACCGTAGACGCCTTCAAGGTTGGAATAGTCTTGTTTTCCATTCCCGAATTGTACATCCTGCAAGTGTGATAGGTCAATCTTCTGCCGATCTTTTAACCGCCACCGAGAGATGCTTAAGAAACGGGCACTGGTCGCAATTGTGGCGACGGCATCGCATGACTCCCATCCAGATGCTTCACGATGCGGTCAATCGAGCACTGACCGAAGACCATCCGAATCCAGGCGAGAATGCGGGCGAGCACTACGTCACTCTCGCCTCAGAGCGCGGGCTTGAACTGGCCGACTCCACGAACACCTATCGGTGCGCCATGAACCATGCGGCGATCGCAGACATCGTGGTGACTGCCATCAAATCGCGATGGGAGCCGGCACCTGTTATTCCCGGCTGGCAGTCGGCCTGTCTCTACGGCTCCGGCCATCTACGCCGATTCTTGGCCGTCTCGCACTGGAATGAGGACCGGGAATTATTTGAACGCCGATCGTGGCACGGCCTGGGCGAAGTCGCGCACTACCGATTGCCGATGCAACTCGTTGTCGCAAATATCGGTCACATGAGCGGTGGGCGCCGGACGGGGTACTGGTCAAAGGCGTTGCTCCATCCGCAACGGTCACATCTGCGGTTTAAAAAGCGAAGCCGTGGAACGGTGGAAGGATTCAAGGAGTCATGGAGCCCTGTTTATCGCGAGGATAATGACCGGATCTCGCGTGAGCAGTGGCTCCAGTCGATGTTCGAGGACGGCGTACTGCAGGAGTCGCTCTTTGTGGTTACGATTCCAGTTCCGGAAGAGTCACAATGCCGGAAGATATCTGATCTCGCAAGTCGTCAAATGGATCGACTCTCTCAAATGCAGGATCTACCTGACAAGCAACTGTCGACTTGCTTTGATCCGATAAGTCCGTGTCCGTTTCGCGTTTGCTGCCACGGTCAAACTGAATCGGGGCCGGAAGCTGGTGGATACGACCGGATTCAAACCACGGCTGCCATTCGTTAGCCCACAGGTTGTTCCAGTCTAGTCGTGCAGGCAGTAATGATTCGCCCGTCTTCGGAGTCCGCAACATCTTCGCAATCCGATACGCCCACTTCTCGGAATCGTGAACCGGCCTTCTGCTGTTGTACAGCCCTTCGAATCGGTAGGCGATCGGGTCGATCAGCATTTCCCTTGGCATAAATTCCGCCTGCCCGCCATAACTGCCAGCCAGACACGGCGTCCCGCACGCCAGCGATTCGAATATCGGATAGCCAAATCCCTCCGGGCCGATGCCAAGCGTCAGATCGCACGCGGAATAGATGTAGGACATGATCTCGTCGCTGACCTGATTCGTGTTCACGAGCGTCTGCGGAATCAGCCCGTAGTCCATCAGCAACGCCGCCAAATCCCAATGACGCTCCAACTGGTCAATCTGACAATAGATTCGGATCGGATGATCTTTGGCGAGCCTAGCGCACGCCTCAATGGCAAGCGCCCAATCTTTCCGCGCCTGATTCGTAGCGATGATTCCGATGATCTTCTCGTCTTGACCAATCTCCGGACCACGAAATCCGAGGCTCTGTGAAAATACCTGCCGCGATTGGTACTGATCTCGCGGCCGGAATACCGTCGTATCGATGCCGTGAGGAATCGCCTGGATGTCATCGCGATCTGGCAGCGAGTTCTGCGTGATCCGCTTCGCCCAATCGGTGTATGTCAGGATGCGGTCGAAGCCGCGCATCACCTCGCCCTGCATGACCGACATCTTGCCGTTCGGTCCTACGGCGTCAATCGGAAAGTAACCCCAACGCTCGAAAGGCGGATTTGTCAGCCACGCCCGCATGTGTGGATCCGGACACCATTGCGGATTGTCGGGGCGGGCGAACCAGAGAAGTCTGCTTGCGTCCCAGATCGTAAAAATAACGCCTTCACGGTCGCCCGCGAAGTCATTCCAGACGTCCTGCAGTGTCGGAATAAACCAGTCGTGCATCCCTTCGATTACATGTTGAAAGAATGGCAAGTGACTGCTGCCATGGCCACCGTATCCGAGCGTCGATACTTCGTAAATATCGGGCAGATTAGTCGCAATTCGAGTAGCCAGCTCGCGACATATTCTTCCAAGCCCAGACGTACATGATGGTGAGTCGGAGATGATGAGCAGTGGGGTTGTCATGGTAAGAGTTCGTCTCCCGGTACAGGCGGCAGAAACGGTTCGTCGGAATTCTCATCAATCACAATCGGTGGCGTTGCTCGCATCATGTTGCCTTCGACCGGCTTCACGAAGCGGGCCAGGAATTCGGCTTGGTCGGACACCGGTCGCTCTTTTGCAACTCGCCGACGAATATTGTGCATTGTGCCGACTACAACGTCTGCCGTCATCGGTTCTGGCTCCAGCGCCCCGATGATCCGCTGTAATCGCGGAATCTCCACCGCAAGTGACTCCAGTGCCGTCTGGTGAGATACCTGCTCATTCAGAGCCTTCTCTAGCCGCTCGGTGGCGTCGTGAAGCGCCCGGTCGTAGGCGGACCGGCGTCGGCGCTTCGGCTTCTGAGGCGGCTTAGTCTTGCGCTTTTGCTTTGCCAATCGCTCTCCCTCCAGCCGGAACACACTGAGGATCTCTTCGCTTCAGTTGCCGCTCTAGTTCGTCGACTCGCTCATTTAAGTCTTTAAATTGAGCGTCCTTCCATCGACTCGCTGCTTCTGCTAACGACTCTTCGGTTGGATATGATCCGCACATTACGGTGCCTCCGTTCCAAACATCTTGTAATACTCAGGGCTGCCAACGCGGCATCCCCACTTCTCCATAAATCGCGCTCGGTCGCGATCAGCCTGCGCCTGGATCTCGCGTCGGTCCAACTCGGTCGACGACTTCAGTGTTCCCGAAGCGTAGTGGTAGAAAGGGATTCCGATGGTGTACGCCTCGATACCGGCTTGGTGCATTCGCAGATGATAATCCGCGTCGGAAGCGTAGAGGACCATGCTCTCGTCGAAGAGTCCAACCTTCTGCCAGACGTCGCGCCGGATCAGGAAGCAACTGAAGTCAGGATGCGGGCGTGGAGCCTTCCGCCATTCGCCTTGAATCGCAGCCGGATTGTCCACGCTGACCGCGGTGACGAATGGACCGCCGTCGTCGAGTAATGAGCGGTACGTGTCCGGCCTGAGTTCGATGTCGTTGTTCAGGACCAAACAGTGATCGTACTTGCGAAACACCGTAGTCAGTGCCGTGTTCCAACTTGCCGAAACGCCAAGTCCGGGGCGAAACGTTTCAAACGTCACGCGAGGTAACTGCGTGCCGAGAAATTCCATCGTGCCATCGGTGCTGTTGTTGTCGATGACGTGAAGGTGTACCGGAATGTCCTGCGCGAGAACACTGGCAACCGCCCTCTTCGTCAGCTCGATGGCATTCCTGGCGAGCATTACCGCAGGATGAGTATTTACAAACTCCGTGATATCACGTTTCATGCATAGTCCTCTCGCCCTAATCCTAGGGCGTCTTCAATGTATATAAACATTTGGCGTGCTTGACTGGCGTCTTCGACGGAATCAAATATTCCTATGTGGACGTGTTTACGATAGCGAGTAACGCTCGCTGTCCACTTGTCTCTGTATGCAGTCACTCCCATCGCGCCGCTCTGAGCTCTCACCGTATGCTGCTTCCTAACGTTTATCGTGTTAGTGGTTTTCGTTATATTGAAACGTTGATTATTCAATCCGTTTCCGTCTTCGTGATCAACGTACACGCCATCGAAAGGTACGCAACCGAGGATCATTCGGTGCATTTTAATGAGTCTTCTGGACCGAGGCTTACTGCCACGCACACTCGTAACAGCGTAGTAGGTATTGCGGTCTTCTACTGCCGTCCACGACCATTTGCTTATTTCAGCAAAGTCTTCATCGTCGACAAGTGCGAACATGCCATTGTTAAGCGGAATCTCTTTCACCTCACAGCCTCCAGGCAAAGAATCCAGCGGTCATCCCGAGCGATGTCGGCTCCTGGAATCGCGCGCCAGTCGAACGGAGCAATGGATGACCATGGGCATTGACTGAGCGCTTCCCTGAGTGACACGGCTTCGAATCCCCATCTGTGACGCGATGCCTCAGTGCCGTCGTACGGGCCGTAAACGTTCGTCATGTAAATCTGCGTGGGCAACTCTCCACGCAGCCACATTTCCGCCAAGAGTTTGAGATTCGGTACGCTGACGATCAGATTGCCGCCTGGTTTAAGAATGTCGTAACACTGCTTGATGGGCTGCTCACCGCATCCTTGGTGCTCAAATGTGTGGTGGGCAACGATGAGGTCGTAGCCATCTCTGGTCGGCGACGGAATATCGTTACGCCAGTCTCCGATTAAATCCACTCCCGGTCCTTCGTTGATATCCAAGTTGATCCATTGTATCTCGTCGTTCGACTTGAAGATCCTCGTGCCGCAGCCGAGATTTAGAGCTGTCTTCATATGTCCAGCACCTTCTGGATGGTCAGTTGTAAATTCTCAACATCGTCGCCGCCCCATCCCTCGTGGCCGTCAATCAGGTGCACGCTTTCACCATCGAGAATGAAGTTGTGCGGCGTGATGTCGCCGTGCTGGGTCAGCGGTAACACGTAGTTCGTGAGCATCTGAGCAATCCTGGTACGGTGCGGATAGACGCCATTCCACGCGAGGAAGTTCGCGAGGTTGATACCTGGAATCCAGTTGCGCCACGAGTCGCCGTCTTTGAGCATCTGGGCGCGACACCTGTCTTTCTCGGCCCACATCAAGGTATGAGCGCTATTCTCATGTGCCTCAACGCATGTTCGCGTCAGGATGCGCGGCAGGATATTCTCGTGCATCCAGAGTGGTCGCGGCGTGTGCTGCGGAAACTGCACTGTGTCTCCGAGATGCTTCCAGTCAATCGTGTATCTGCAAATATCGCCTACTACATGGCCGAACGTCTCGATGGCCTTCGCATCGTCCGAGGCAGGCGACTGGATGAACACGTAACGTCCCATCCGACTGAGGATCTCAAGAGGAACAGTCGAATTGAACCAGTGGCAGACGTTGAATCCAATTACCACGTCGAAGTGCTCGCACTCGGACATGAGTTGCAAGTCTCTGGGCGAGAATTCCTTCTTGAGCCACATCGTTCGCGGGCTCAACTCCGGTGCGACGATATTCTCCTCGACGCAAACGACAACCGCGTCAAACTCTCGCGCAATTTCGGTCCCGATGGCGGACGCGTTGATTCCGGCACCAAAGTCGAGCACCGTAAACCGGCGCTTGAAGCGGCTGAGATATGGACGTAGGAGATCGAGACGTTCGCTCACATCCGCCTCCAAATGCCGAGCGTGCCATAAAGTCCGACTGGAGTCCATTCGGGGTGAAGCAGCAGGTAGCCGTCGATGGCACAGGTAACGTCCGGCAGGCTCTCGCGGTGATAATCGTGCGCCATGAGATACCCGCCCTTCACCACATGCGGCAGGAAGTGTTCGCAGTCGGCCAGCACGCCCTCGTAGCTGTGATCTCCGTCGATCAGGATGGCGGTGATATCACCGATGTCGCCTAAACCTGCATCGCTTGATCTTCCGACATGTACCCGAATCCAAGATCGCGGATTGATCTTGTAAGACATATCGAACCATTCAGGCTTCACGTCGACGTCGATCCCGAGGTAGCGATAACCTTGGACTCCAGCCACCTGCAACGCGATACTCGAAGACCGTCCGTATTCAAGGCCGACCTCGACAATCAGCGAGTCCGTCGGCAAACTCATTAACGTGTCGAAATACGCGCGACACTCTTCGTCCTCGAATGCGGTCGGACTGGATATTGCGCGGGTCAGGACCATCGCTTCGTCGAAGGTCAGCATCGCACTCCACCGGTCAGCACATCGACAAACTCGTTGTAAATCCACTTATGCCCCTCTGCGTGGTTCATTCCGTCATCCATCTTCTGACTTACCGATGTCTGACCGCCGATGTGAGTGACCGAAATCGGCACGAGCCGTATCTTGTAGCCGAGTCGATGCGCCATCCCGCAAGCCCAGAAGTCATATCCATGAAAGGCGAGCTTGCCGACAGGCCATCCGCCGGCGCGTTCAAGGAACTCTCGTCTGAATATCAAGGCAAACCCGTCAAGGACGGCCACGTCAATCGGCGGTCCTTGATATCGTTTGCCGTGCGTCTCCGCGTCCGTCATGTTCGAGAGGAATTCGCCGCGGCTGAGTTGCATGATCTCGTACGGTTTCTTGTAAATTCGCGGATCGCCCCATGTACAACTGCCGCCGAAGCCGACGAGGCCGACTTGTGGATCTTCGAATTCCTTCATGACGCGCTGTGCCCAGTCTGTTTCATGGATAATCAGGTCGTCGTGGAAGTAGGCGAGGATGTCGGCGTCGGATCGCTCAAGTCCATCTTGCCACGCCTGAAGCGCACCGTTGCGACCGTCTTCGATGTAGATATGAACGCCTTTCGTGAACCATGACCTGCATGCTTGTTCAAGAGTTGAGGCGTTTGCGTGGGCCGCGATTGCGGACAGGTTCATTTAAGCCTCTTCGTGCAGCGCGGGCATTTCTTCGGTTTAGCTACTCGCGGAATCCATTTGTACTTGCAGTGCGGGCATGTGGCTTTATCCAACATGGTGGTGGACATTATCACGGCTTTCTGCGAATAGCAAGCCCGTCGTAAACGCGGTAGTGACTCAGGTTGAAATCCGGCCCCATTGACTCCGCTCTAGCATGTGCGATACTTGGATCATGCAAAAGCGTATTTCGGCTGTCATGTCGATATTAGGGTAATTATATACTTGACTAACCACGCTTGATCTGGCAAACTGCTTTACATGGTTACCAAAGATCAATTTCCGAAGACGCTCCAACTCGCGATTCAACACTTCGCCGATGATCAGACCTGCATTGATTTCCTCGCAGCGATCCGCTGGCCGGATGGTAAAGCCGTGTGCCCGAATTGTGGCGACAAGGATCAGACCTATTATCTCGCGAATCAGAAGCGCTGGAAATGCCGTGGTTGCAAGAAACAGTTCTCCGTCAAAGTCGGCACGATCTTTGAAGAGTCTCCGCTTTCCCTGTCTACATGGTTCCCGGCAGTGTGGTTGATCTGCGGTGCGAAGAATGGAATCAGTTCGTGTGAAGTGGGTCGCGCTCTGGGCGTCACGCAGAAAACCGCGTGGTTTATGATGCACCGCATTCGGCTCGCAATGACCCAAGGTTCGTTTGAGAAGATGGGCGGCGAAGGTGGAACCGTTGAAGCGGACGAAACCTACATCGGTGGACTCTCGCGCAATATGCACAAGGACCGCAGGGCGCGGACTATTACGGGAACCGGAGGCAAAGGGAAGGTTGCGGTATTCGGTCTACTGGAACGGCATGGCAATGGACCGCGCATGAGTCGCGTTCGCGCCCAGGTTGTGCCGAATAGCTGGAAAGCCACGCTTCAGCCGATCATCAAAGAGAACGTCGAAGCAAAATCCAATGTCTACACCGATGAGCATTTGGCCTATCGTGGACTTGAAGCGGAAGACTACTTTCATGCCTTCGTGAAACACGCGGAATACTACGTTGATGGCTCGATCCACACCAATGGAATTGAGAACTTTTGGGCGCTCCTGAAACGCGGAATCAAGGGCACGTACGTTTCAATCGAACCGTTTCACACGTTCCGATACATCGACGAACAGGCATTCCGATTCAATGAGCGTTTTGGCGATGATGCGGACCGTTTCATTACGGCCATGCATGAAGTCATGGGAAAGCGTATTACCTACGCCAAACTGACTGGCAAGGAAGACGTTTCTCCAAGCGTCAAGGACGCGGCCAGCGATCCTAAGTGATATTTTCATGGCTTGCGCCGTAATATCTGTATGCAAAAGACCGGAACTAAGAGATAAGAGAGGTCCAGATGTTATACTGGACCTATTATGGCTGACCAAAAGAATACCAAAACGCAACATCATGGTTATTTTTGGCGTGGATTCAGTTCAGCGCTTTCTCTCTCTGCCCGTTGCCCACTTTGTGTGAGTAAATCGAAGTCTCACGCAATTGTCTATTTTTCCAGAAGCGCTGAGACTGCGCTGAAAAGCGATTGGCTTTCTGTCGGGCGCGATATGTACGCAGCCCTCGATTTGGAATTAGCTAACGCCGATGGTCCAAAAGTAGACGATGATTCCCTCGCCTATCATGGACAATCAAACTCTCACTAATCAATCGAGCGATACCGTACAGCCGGATAGTCAGCCAATTCAGGCTGATTTCATTAACGCCAAACCTATAGATCCCAAATCTCCGGCAATGATGCGGAGAATAATGACTTCGGAGTTTCAGGGGCCGCTTCCACCTCCGGCTTATTTGGCAAAATATAATGAGATTCATCCAGGGTTGGCAGATCGAATAGTAAAGCTTGCAGAGGGAGAAGCCGAACATCGCCGAAAAATGGAAACTACAGTCCTGGCTGCCCAGATTGCCGACTCGCGGGCCACGGATAATGAAGCCAGGTGTGGGCAGATATGCGCTCTGATAATTACAATTGCTAGCCTTATAGCGGGAAGTTATACAGCAATGCATGGGCATGAAATCGCAGGGAGTATTTTGGGGGTAGGCGGAATCGGCGGCATTGTCACAACATTCGTTCTTGGAAGAAATCATTCCACTTCCGAAGGGCAACTTCCTGAAACAGCAAAGGCCGACACTAAAAAGAAAAAGAAACGAAAATGAAGACGCGCCCACGTCCCCGAACCAAAGCAGAAGACGTACCAGCGCCATCCCGTGCACAATTTGAAGGATTCATAAGGCAACTTGTGAATGTACCGAAAGCGGAATTGGATCGCCGGGAAGCGGAATATCAGGCTATAAAGAAAGCTCGCAAGAAAGCCATCTAGTGTGTTAAATAGTCATCGAATGGGACGCTCCCTGTTAGTAGCAAGCCGCCCCATCCGATGAACAAGATTATCTAGTTGTTATTCCCCGAAGGGAGGCAACACGATAACCAGGGTGACTGATTCACCGTTCCCGCCTGTGACGCAAAGAACGATGATCAGCATTAACGGAGAACGTTTCATAAACGTTCCTCCTTTCAACAGTAACGGCCCGCACCTCGCGGGCCGTTTT